GATCGCTTTTTTCTCTGCTATACTTCTGGTTTTCCTGAAAGCCCAGGTGGCGGAATTGGTAGACGCACTAGTTTCAGGTACTAGCGAGTAACATCGTGGAGGTTCGAGTCCTCTCCTGGGCACCAAAGATAACATAGGGTTTTGACGATAGCGGCCACTCACAGAAATCAATTGTGATTCCCGCAAACCGACAAGTTTCCCGCAATTCTTATCTTTGAAATTGAGCACGGCGCCAACTAGGCGCCGTTTTCTTTTGTGCTGCTGGATCGGCCCCGCCAAGCCGCCCTATCCGCGCAGTAGCAGCAGCACGAGGCCGATGACGATCACGATGCCGTAGGGCCACGTGACACCGGCGAGCACCAGCAGCCCCAGCACAACAAAGACCCCCGGCCAGTTCATCGCTGAGCCTCGCGCAGCGCATCGCGCACCTGGCTCCGAATCTCGGTGGGCGCGGTCTTGGCGATGCGATCGGCCTTGTTGAGGTTCATCTGGCGCACGCGCTTGAGGATCTGAGGCATCTTTATCACGATGGGTGTGCTGGGATTGTCGCGGTTCCAGGCGGCCAGCTCACTCCGCGCCTCACGGACGAGGTCGGAGTCCTTGCGGAACACCCCCATGGCCCACTTGTTCGCGATCTCGGTCTCGCGCATCTTGTTGAGCGAGATCTGGCGCTGCACCTCGAACACCGATTCCTGCACCTGGGCTACGCCGGCTGGCTGGATGCCGATGGACTTGAACAGGGCATCCATGCCGCTCGAGTCGAGCACCTTGCGGCCTCGGTCATCCAGGTACATGCCGGTGGTGGCCATCTCCCAGCCCTTGATGGCGTTGCGCGAGGCCACAGGCGAAACGGTGGCCAACGCGCCGCGAGCGCCCAGCACCTCGCCCTGCAGCGCCTTGCCGGCAGCCTGGCCACCGCGCTTCGCGAAGTCTCCGGCCGGGCCGACGATCTCCAGCAGGTCGCGGCTGTAATCGTCCTTCTTCTGAAACACGCCGGTGCCAGGAATGAGGTTGCCCAGCCCAAGCCGGCCCGACACGTCGATGGGCGCGCCCGGCAGCCCGGAAACTCCGCGCTCCAGGAAGTTGGCCAAATTGGCGCCCAGCAGGTTGGTGAAAAACTCCCGTTTCGCCTGCTTGGTGTTGAAGTTGCGGTTCATCACCCGTTGCATGAAGCCGTCGATCAGATCCTCCAGATCGTCGTTGAAGGGCAGCCCACCCAGCCCGGACATCAGGAACAGCACCGCGATGCCCAGCAGCGCGGCCTTCTTGCCCTCGGGGCCGCCCTGGGTGTACATGCGGTGCATCAGCTCCACGTAGCTGATGCTGTACTGCTTGAAGGTGAAGAGGGTCGCGCCGACGGCACCGCGGGCCCACTGCGGCCGGTTGGCCTTGGAGTAGACGAACTGGGTCTCGTAAACCGCGCGCTCGGCAAACTTGGCCGGGTCGCCCATGCCCTGCTCCACCGCCGTGCGATACGCCGCGATGTAGGTCGAGCGGCGGTTGAACTGCTCGGCCGCGCCGAACAGCTTGCCCCAGGCCAGCGTGACACGCGACAGCGTGTTGTTGGCGGCCGCGCCGGCGGCGCCTAGGCGGGTGCCATCGCTCGTCAGCAGCGGTGCGCGACCTGCGGCCTGGGCCTGGAGCTGGAACACCTCCTGCGGGCTCACCACGCCGTCTTCCTCGGCCTTCTTCAAGGCCTTGGCCAGGGTCGGCTCCAGTTCGCGGCGAGCGAGCACGTCGCTGATGGCGCGCTTCATGCGGCTGGCAGCCTTGATGCCGCCCCCGAACTGCGAAAGCCACGGAAAGGTGACCTGCACCGGCTGCAGGGCGTTGAGCAGCGCCGACGACACCGAGCCGCCCAGGTACTGGGCAAACAGCAGACCGCGCAGCGCCTGCGCCTCCTCCTGGGGGTTCTTCACATAGTCGTTGAGCTTGACCGCCATGTCCTTGAGCTCGCCCTTGGTCTTCGGGATCTCGTCGACGGCAGTGGCCAGCTCGCCCATGTGCAGGCTGCTCGAAGTCTGCCGGGCATTCGAGTAGACGAAGCCGGCCAGCACGCGGCCCGGGTCTTCGCTGAAACCGGAGATGCCCTTGCGCTGGATCAGGCGCTTCATCGCACTGCGCTGGCTCTTCGCGTTCTTGAGGTACTGCTGGAACACCTCGTTCAGTGCACCATCGCCCTTCGCCTCCAGGCCAACCAGTTGGCCGAACAGCTCCAGAGTCTCAGGCGACACGCCGGCGAACATCTTGTAGGCCTCCTGGCTCACCGTGCCCTGGGTGATCGAGGCCTTGGGGAAGTTGCCGCGCATCTGGCGCGCCATCTTGTTGGCCTGGGCCTGGGACTCGAACAGCCCGAAGTACACGCGCTCGCCGCCGGCATCCACCACGTCCAGCGAGTACCGCCCAAATCGCGACAGGGGCGCGTAGCCGCGCTCCATCAGGCTGTTCGCCTTCGCCGCTTTGTCCAGCATGCGGTCGGCGGTGTCGGTCAGGACGCGCTTGCGCGCCGGGTCCGCCTCGGCCTCAGCGAGCAGGAAGTCCCGCAACAGTTTCGCCGCGGCATCCACGCTTTCGGCTTCCAGCGCCAGCTCGCGCACCGGCTGCACGTCCTGGCCACCGAAGCGCACCATATCGGCGATCGCCAGGGTGGAGAGGCTCTTGTCCACTGCCGCCCGAAACTCGCGGTAGAGCGCCACCTGGTCATCGCTCAGCTTGAACTGCCCCTTGAGTTCGGCGTCGGTCCAGACGATGCCGGCGTTCAGCATGTCCCGCTCGTACCGGTCGGACACCATGGCCGTGTACTGATCCACCGGCTGACCCTGCCACATCTTGAGCACCTCGGGCGCGAGCATGCCCTTACGCACCAGCTCACCGGCTTTCTGCTCGGTGGTCATGCTGGCGGCCTTCGCCTCGGCCTCTTCCATGGTGATGGGCTTGCGCGTCGAGGGGTCGCGCATCCATGTGAGCGTCCCTTCAAAGATGGGCGCGGAAATGGCCTTATTGTCGGCGGCCGAAATGGGCGACTTCGTGATGTCCTTGAGCGTTTCCAGCTTGGGCAAGATCTTGGGCGCCAGGTTGGAGGCCTCGGCGGCGTAGAACGCCACGTCGTTCAGAAACTCCTGCGCCTTGTCGAACACCGGTTTGAAGTCGCGCTCGCGCTGCGCGAGGTTGTACATCGTGCCCACCGTCTTGTTCCACCACGACAGCTTGCCGGTGGACTGGAACAGGTCGTTGACGACGTAGCCGGCCGGCAGCGCCATGCTGCGGACGTTGTTGATCGATTCGGTGAGGGAGCGGCTGAAACGCGCCCCCGTCTCGGCGCTCAGGCCGTTGCTGTTGCCCGCGCTACGGCTGTAGAAGATGGGTTCCGCAGACGCGCCACCGCTTGCAACTGGGCCTTCTCGTCCAAGCCGGGCGCCCGCATCGCGCAATCGGTCCAGAAGGCTTCCTCGGTCTGCTCCGTCGGCCGCCACGCCCTGGGCCTCTCGGAGGTACCGAAATAGTGCAGCTCGCGCAACAGTACGCCAACCCGCTGATCCCGCGCTTGCTGCTCCAGCATCCACGCCTTGTCCTGCTCGGTCGGCTGCTCGGCCCAGGCCATCAGGTCGTCGCCCGTCGATAGCCCTGCCCAAACTCTGCGCATTGACCACGCCAGCAATTGCCGATCGGAAAGGCAAGCGAGCGCCGGTGTCGATGCGGAAGAACTTGTTGCTGGCAGCGTCATACCCGATGAGTTTCGCGGAAGGAAGGGCATTTTCGATGGACTGGAGGCTCACGTCAATCATGCGCTCGATGTTGCCCTCCGAGTCACCATAGACCCACCGCAGCGCCGGCACGCCGGCGGCGGTGTCACCTTTCACCTGGTCGGGATGGGGCGCGAGGTGGTCGGTCGTGCCGAACTTCAATGCGCTGGAGATCATCTGCTCAGTGCGGCGGCGCAGCGCGACAGCGCTCAACCCGTTAGGGTCGCCGATGAACACCCGCCCGGTGTTGTGCGCGAAATTGGCGGCCGCACTGTAGATGATCTCGCCCAAGCCGGACCCCTGGGGCAGGCTGGAGACATCGATCCACACATCCGCCATGTCCGGCGACAGGTCCGCTGGGTTTTCCCCCGGGCGCACCGTAGAGGCCTCCATGATCTCGTTCTCGGCGTCGAACTCCACCCCATAGACACTCGCGCCATAGGGGTTCGGCTCTCGCACCGTCACCGTGGCCGTGATCAACCCATCGCCCTTGTTCGCGATTGGCAACGTGAGCCGGTAGGTGGTCTGCGTGCCCATGGCATGCCCGCGCTTCACCTGGATCTGCGGCGCCAGGTCAGCAAAGATGCCCTCCAGGGTCAACTGGTTGGACTTCGGCACGGCGAACATCTCGTCCATGCGGCTGATCTCGTCCAGGGCATTGCGCTCGGCTTTGCTGAACGCCATGGCGGGTTCGACGCCCCCCTGCTGGCGCGCAGCGCCATTCTCGACAAACCGGCGCGCGGGCAGGATGAACTGGGAAATGATGTCCGTGTCGGTGAGCTTCATGCTCGCAAACCCGGGCACGTGCGTGCGCAGCCACGCGCGAACGGCTGCGATCGCGCGCTTCACGAAGCCGAGCCCTGGACGGCTTTGAGCCATCTCGGCCAGCACTTCCTCGGCGGCCTGCATCCGGTGCTCTTCGTTGCTCATCTGCAGGCCGTACTGCGCTGCCTTCGCTTCGACGGCGGGCCGCCGCATGGCGATCAACTGCTTCAGGATGGGGGTCAGACCTTCGCCGAACGTGCCACGCAGGCCGTAGTGGCCGAGCGCCTCGTGGAATAGCACGCGCACCACGTCCGCAGGGCCATTCAGCGCGCCAGCCACCACGTAGGCTTTGCCGTCGTACCAGAATCCTTCCGGCTCGCCACTGGCGCCAAGGCTTCGTTGCTCAAGGTCATGCTCGCGGACCTCGACCGGGACCGCTTCGTCCTGGATGCTGGAAACAACCACCACCTCGGGTGCGTTCGCCCAACGCTTGCTGAGCGCGCTGACGATGCTCGACGCCTGGGCCGGGCTGATGCCCTTCGGCGCCCCTTCCGCGCGACTGAACATGGCCACCTTGCCATCGTCATCTTTGCGGGTTTGGACCACCTTGAAAAAGTCGTCGAACGCTGCGCGCAACGCCGGCATCTCGTCCACCGTGGGGTAGGGAAAGGTCGGCCCGGCCTTCTTGCCCTCGAACACCTCGCGCATCGCCTCTTCGGCCGCCCAGTATTCCGGGCTGACCACGTTGGCCAAGTAGTCGTTGGCCGCGCCCTGGTCGTAGAGTTTCGCGATCACGTAGCTCTCAAACGACCTTGCTGCCATCTCCAGCGATGTGGACCAGTACGGTTTCGAGCGGCGCTTGTCCAGCTCCAGCGAACGCTTCTTGAGTTCGCCCTGGTTCATCGCGCGCTTGATGACCATGAACGCCTCGCGCATCTCCGCGCGCAGCGCGTCGCCGCGTGCTGCGTCGGTCATGAACCCGATATCCCCGCCCTCCTTGGCGAAATAGTTGTCCATGGCGTGGAACCACTCGTGCGCCAAGCTGCCGGGCCCGCCGCCCTTGGTGAGGTTGATCACCACGCTGCTGGGCTCATAGTGCGCGACTGGGGCGTTCTTCCCGCCCTTGCCACGCGCGCCGAAGGCCAACCCCAGCCGCCCGTTGAGCGAGAGTGCCCGCGGCGGCAGGTCGAGCACGGCGGCCATGTCCATCAGGGCGTCAAACGCCTCGTTGAGGTCCGACTGACGCCGACCCTGCTCCACGTAGTTGCCGAACTGCACGCCACGGAAACCGAAGGTGTCGCCAAAAACCTCGGGCGTCACCGGCGCGCCATTGCGGTGGTCGCCACCAACACGGGGGGCATTCTCCGACTTCCGCTCGAACGGGGTTTCTTTGTATCGCTCCAGCGCCTTCTCCAGCGCGGCCGTGTTCTCGGCCATGTAGCGTCGCGCGGCGACGACGTCGTCGGCCTTGTGCAGGTCGATGTACTCGCGCCCGATCTTCTTCCCGATGAACGCGCCCTTCTGGCCGCGCTTGCCGTAGATCACGAAACTGGGCTTGGCTTTGGCGCTGACACCATTGATGTCCTGAGCAACCAGCTTCGCCGTGAACTGCTCCAGCATGGCCGCCTTGGTATCGCCGACGGCCAGCTCGCGGGGCCAGTTGCCGAAAGCAGTGGACTTCGAGCGCTGCGAGACAACCCATTTCCGCACGTTCGGCTGGCCCTTGTAGAGCGAGTAGTGGTGCTCAGCGAACGACAGGCCTTTAAGCGACCGGTCGTGCCCCACAGCCTCGTAAAGCTCGGCGCGGCTGGCGACTCCATCGCGCACGCTGCGCATGTCGGCGCGGCTGAGCATGTCCGTCAAGGACTGCCTCGTGGCACGGCCCGCCAGCAGCATGTGCGACATGCCGCGAAGCGCATTCACCATCGGCACCCATCCCTTGAGCTTCCAAGCCGTCTGCGGCTTGTTCGGCACCTCATCGCGCGCAGCGTGAATGAACGCCACGGTGAATGGATCGGCGCCGCCCTCCAGCAGCTTCTGGTAGTCCGGCTCGGGCCACGACTGCGACAGCGGCACAGCGGACACGTCCAGGGCCTCGGCGTCCTTGAGCTGCGCGGCGTAGTCCTTGCGCGCGCCGGCGAGCTTCTCGCCGAAGTCCTCGATCTTGACCGGTGCGGCGCTCTTTGGAGCGGCCGCTCGTTCAGCCTTCGGGGCTGGTGCTGGATCAGGCTCGGCGACCTTCTCCGCAGGCGGCGCGACACCTCGATCAACGGCATTCGGGAACGGCTGGCCATCAGCGCGCGGGCTGGTGTAGACCACCTCGCCAGCGCGACGGTAGGACAGGCGCGCGAATGGGCCGTTCTTGAGCAGCCGGTCCTCGGGCTGCGTGCTGTGCGTGCGCGCGTCCTGCGGCTTGCCGACGCGGTGCCATTCGTCTCCCACGCGCTTCACCTCATGCACGGTCACGCTGAACCCGCCGCCGTCTGTTGGGTTGTACGCCAACACCTCATCGAAGCCACCGTAACCGCGCACCACGTGACCAGGGGTGAAATAGCCGGCGCGCGCGGCCTCTGCTTCCGCCTGGCGCGAGGCCGCCGTCTGCCGCTTCGCCTTCGGCTTCGATGGGGCGGGCGCCTCCGTTGCAGGCGCCTCCTTCGTTGCTTCTTGGGCTGGTGAGGCAATCTCGGAGGCCTTGCGTTCAGCGATCAGGCGCTTACGCCGCGCCACCACCTTTTCCGGCGTGCGCTGCTCGGGTTCGGGCTCAGGAGCCTGGCCGGTTTGTTGAGGAGGCGACGCATCCGCCTGCGGGGGGTGGGCGGCGTCCGACTCGGGCGCTGCCCCATCCTTCACCCCAGCGGCTTCCACGGGGGAACTTCCCTCTGGGGAAACTCCTTCGGTGGCGGCTCCATCGCTTCCCGCTGGCGCTGTCGTTTCAGTGTTCGCGGCTTGGGCCGCTTCCCCTGCGGGCTCTTGCGTTGCGTTCTGGACATCGGCTGTCGTTTCATCGACGGTGGAGCTGGGAAACTCGCGCACCGCGGGCAGCAGCTCGGAGATCGGAGCCTTGAGGCGGATCACCTTGACGCTGGCGCCGTTGGCTCCGCGCGCAATCCACTGGTGGTGGCCATCGACCACGTAGCCGTCGGCCGACACCAGGATGGAACGATCGGGGTCGCCGAAGTCCTGGGCCTTCTTCACCTTGGAGATTGAAAACTCGGCCTGGGTGGGCTTGAGCGTGTTGGCCGCCACCTCGTCGGCCTCGTGCTCAATACCTCGGGCCTTGAGGAAATTGACCATCGCGCCGCGGTGCGCGGCCTTGATCTGCGGCATCTCGGCGCGCGGCACGTTGAGCGTCTCGGTGTCGGCTGGGAAGACCTGCCAGTCGCTTTCAGCGGCAGGCATGGCAGGGGCCTGCGCGATCAGTGCCGCAGGCTGCTCGGGCTCGGCCGGTCGAACAAGCGCTGCAGCGCCAGCTTCTCCCGCATCGGGCCCGGCACCGGGCTCCACTGCCGGCGCTGCGCCCGCGTCAAACGGCGCGACAGCGGCTGCATCTGGGGTTCCTTGGGTGGGCTCACTGGCGAGATCCTGGGAGATGGTTGGGCGAACGACGAAGCCGCCCGCGACGGGCACGACATCGCCAGGGGTCTTCTTGGTGGCACGTTGCGCAGCCATCCTGGTCTTGAAAGGCTCGCCCTTGGGATTCAGGACATCCCCCGACGCGGCAGCCGCGGGCGCACCGCCGGCCACCGGCACGTCGGCGAACGGATCGGGCACATCGCTGGTGGCAGGCGTGGTCCGGCTGAAATCGCGCATGCTCTGCATGTCGCGTTGCGCCTGGCGCTCCATGCTGGCCAGCGCGTTGTTGGCCCGCTGCTCTTGGGCAGCGTCCGAGGCGTCCACCGGCGCGGCTTCAACCGGCGAGACAGCGGCGACGGGCTGCGCCACCGGATCGTCGGCCACTGGCTGTGCTGGCACCGGCGCAGGTTCGGCAGGCTCGATCGCGGCCACCTGCGCAGCGACGTCGGCCTCAGCTTGCTGCGCCTTCATCTCGGTGGCCACGTTGGCCGCGCGGGTCATCGGGCCCGACTCCGGCACCACCTCAGCCGATCGAATGGCGTCGCCGGCCTGGGAAATCGGGTCGGGCGTGCGCACTGCGGGTCGAGGAAGCGCCGTTGCGCCACCCATTACGCCGCCGGCCAGCGCCTCCATCGTGCCGCCGGCCACGACGCCCGACATGGGGTCCACATCGAACCCCTCGCGGCCGAGCGCCAGGTTGCCCGCCAGCTTCTCCTGGCCACCCTGCAGGGCCTCCGGCACGGCTTCGCCAGCGGCGCCGAGGCCCACGCGCGCGGCCATGCCGGGCGCGGCCTTCGCGACACCGTTTCGCAGAGCGCCGACGGCCCGCTCCATACCCGTGGCACCAGCGAGCAGGCCAAGGCCACCGCCCAGCGCGATCTGATCGGCGTTTTCTCCGGTGTAGGACTGCGCGTCCACGGCGCGGGCCTCGGTCTGTTCGGGCGCCTCACCCGGCAGTGGGTTTGCCTTCACCTGGTCGTAGATGACGCCCTTGATGTTGCCCGCGCCCTGCCCTGCGCCCACCGCACCTGCCGCGCCAAGGCGCGCCGCCAGTGCCATGGGCCCAGCGCCTGGAATGGCTGCTGTGGCCAGGGTGGGCAGCGAAGTGCCCAGGGCTTGAGCAACCATTGCCGCAGGCGCCACGCCGAATGCCTTGACCCCCGCCAGCACCTGGTCCACGAAGCCCTTGCTTTCGGCCTCTTTCATGATGGCGGCGATCTGCTGCTGGTCGGCCTGCGCAGCCGCGCTCTGGAGTTTCTGCAGGGCGTCCTCGGCGTTGCGCAGCGTGCCCGACACCGCGTTGTTCGCCCCCAGCAAGTCGGACATCATGCGCACACCAGACACGGCACCACCACCGAACTGCAGCGCTAAGTCGCCTGCGGCGCGCATGGTGCTGCGCTCTGGCGCGGGCGCCGGCGGGGCCTTGTAGCCCAACTTGCCCGCCAGCTTGGCCTTGTCCATCTGCGGGTAGTAGACCTCGTGGATCACATCGATCGCAGCGGGGTCGCTCAGCCCTTCGAGTTCGGGCAGGCGCTTGCGGGCTTCTTCGAGGTTCATGTGAGCGTCCGATTACTGGAGTCCGACAGCCGCCAGAACCTGGGCGGCCTGCTGATCGTTCATGCCCGCGAGGGCCTTCGTGAGTTCTGCACGCGCGGCGGCCACCTGCTGCATGGCCGGGCCGACGCCTGCAGGGTTCGCACGAGCGGTCTGGGCCACGGCGGCCTGCGCGGCCTTGATCTGCCCGGCCAGTTGCTCGACCACCTGGGCCTTCTGCTGCGCGCTGGCCAGGAGCGTCGGATCGGCGCTGGGGCCTGCGAGCACCTGGGCGACGGTCGGCTTTTCTTTCGCAGGCGCTGGCGCAGCAGCGGGCGCGGCCGCCGGTGGCATCGCTCCGCCGCCAATCCCCATGCGTGGCACCGGAGCAGAGGGCTGCTGGGTCGTGGTGGTGGCAGCGGGCGTCGAAGCAGGCGCACCAGCAGCCGGCGCCTCGCCACCGCCCAGTCCCAGAGGGTCGGCGTTCTTCTGCGCGCCGGGGGTGTATGGCGTGAGCAGGTTCTGGTACTTCAAGCCGAGCACCCGCTGCTGCTTGATCAGGTCCGCAGATGCGGGGTTGTTCGCGTCGAAGGAACCCTCGGCCATCGCCTTGGACAGCGCGGAGTTGATGGTCTCCATTTGCTTGGCCAGCGTTTGCGCCTGCAGCTTTACCGCAGGCGGGATCTTGGCGTCCTCCATGGCCAGGGCGTGCGTCTGGCGCGCGCGCGATTCCTGGGCCATCTGGATGCTGAGCACGCGGTTGCGGTACTGCTGGTCGTTCTCCTCCTTCTTCTTGTTGAAGTCGAAGGTTTGCTGCCACCGCTGCTCCTCGCGCGCGGATTTCTCCGACTCGACGATCCAGCCGATCTTGGCTTCGAGCGGCACGCGTGCGACCTGTTGCATGAACTTGGCGCGTCCGGCATCGCTGTTCTCAAACGTGCCTACCACCTTCTCCTTGCCGTCGCGCACCCCGACGAGGTCGATCGACTTGCCGTCCTTGGACGGGCGCGAGGTGACGGTCACGCCAGCGAGACTGCCCACCTCGGTCTCGTCGAGCATCTTCGCCGCCTCCTCGCCCCAGTTTGGCGTGGAGAGGCGCTCGGTGAGCTTACGGTTGAACTGCTCGTCAGCGAACTTGGCCTGGGCCACATCCAGGCCCAGGCGCTTGGCCTGCTGGTCCAGGATGTTGCTCTCCATGCTCATGGCGCGTTCAACCTGCCCGTTGCTGCGCAGCGCGCCAAGCACTCGCTCGTTGCGCGCATCGGAGCTGTTGACTTTGGACGTGTCCACCGGCCCGGTCGTGATCTCGTTGCCGCGCGCCATCGTGCCCACCACGCCGGTGCCGGCCTGCTGGGTGGGCGCCGATTCGCCCTTCAACTCGGCTTCGGCTGCCAGCGTGTCCTGCATGGCGGCGGCCTGCGCCGAGTCAGCATTCAGGAACTTGTTGTCGGCGGTCTCGGTGACAGTGCCCTGCATGGTGGTGCGCGGCGCGGCGGCGTCGGCCAAGTCGGTTTCCAACTTGTCCTTCTTCGCATCGTCCTTTCGCTGGCGATCGCGCTGCTCGTCGCGATACTCCGATTCCTTCTCGTCGCGCTGCATTTGCAGGGTGTAGTTCATGCCCCGGAAATAGCCGTTGATGCCCTGTGCGAGCGCGTTTGCGATGGCTGCGCCTTTGCTCATGGCTGGGTCTCCTTTTCGGCCGCCATCAAGACGGCGTATTGCTGGTGGATCTGGTTCTTCACGACGCCCATGCGCTGCTGGTACTGGGTGAACGCGACTGGATGCCATTTGCGCAGGTAGGCGGCACGGCCCTCGTCCCACCAGGCCGTGCACCCCATGCACTCTGGCGCTCGGCGCGCGCCGCGCTCGTAAAACGGGGCGAGCGGAAGACCTCGGGCCACGAGGTATGCCGAGACTTCGTCGCCCGTCCAGTCCTGAATGGGATAGAGCGCCTCAATGCCGCCCTCGCCATCGCCGGATCGCAGCGGCGGCTGGTGGTACTCGTCGTCGCGCTGACCACGAACCACGAGGGTGATGCCGTCGGCAACCATGCGGGCCTGCATTGGCTTCATGAGCGACAGGTAGCAGCAGTCGAATCGGCTGATGAGTTTCACGGACTTGCCGGAAACCATGCGCCCCAGCGCGGTGTTGTCGACGGGCAGCAGGTCAGTGGCCAGCCCGTATTGCTCGCGCACCGCCTCCACATCACCGGCGATCCGCGTCATGGGTTTCCCCATATCGCGCTCGACCGCCTCGACCACAGCCCGCGTCTCAGGAAACTGATCGCCGGTGTCCAGGTGGTAGACCGTCATGCGATCCCAGTAAGGGCGCAGCAGGTACAGCGCCGCGGTGGAGTCACGGCCGCCCGAGAACTGGAAGCCGATGCGGCGATGGCGCGCGAAGGCTGATGCAACGGGCCCGGCCGCCACGGCCTTGGTGAAGCGCCACACGGCCGGCGCCACGTCCGACAGCAGCGCCGTTGCCCAGGCAGGCGAATCGAGGGCCTGCGCCAGTCGCTCCACCACGGGTGCTGGCTCGATCAGCGCATCCAGCTCGAAACCGCATCGCTGCGCGGCCTCTTCGACGGCCCCAGCAGGGTGCGCGTAGGCCTTCAACGTGTGGGCCAGAAGCGTGTTGTCGCCGCGCATGCGCTGCATGTCGTTGATGAACAGCAGGCCGCCGGGTTTGAGCACGCGCCACGCCTCGCGCGCGGCCGCGCTCCAGTTTTCCGCGTGGCAGATCGAGAAATGGAACATCACCACATCGGCGCTGCAGTCGTCGAGCGGCATCTGATCGAAACTGCACAGGTGCTGCTGCATCCTGGCCGGACACCGCGCCAACTGCTCGGCATTCGAGTTCACGAGGACAAACTGTAGGTCCGACCGAAACTGCGCCATGACCTCGGCGACCGCGCCGACGCCGCAGCCTGCATCGATCACCACCGCGCCAGGCGGAGGGTCCATCATGTCGAGCAGCCGGGCGACATGCTCCGTCTCCGTCTGGCCAAACAGGTAGGCGTTGAGCACGTTAATGCCGCTCGCGACTGCCGCGCGCGTGGCTGCGTTGACCGAAACCTCGTAGCTGCTTTGCATGGCGGCTCCGATCAGATGGCCACGGCCATCATGCCCGCGCCCGCCAAGCCGCCAAGAGCCTGGCCGTTTGCCGCGTCCGCGCCTGCCTGGGCATTGGCGGCTTGGCCAAACAGTTGCCCCGCCGACGAGTTGCCGTTGATGCTGGTTTGAAACCCCTGCCCCATCATGCTCGCGGCGCTCTGTGCTTGTTGTTGTGGAGCGCTGGCGTTGACTACCGCTCTGTCGCCGGCACTCAGCGCCACGCTGGCGCTGGTGGCTTGGCTCGATGCGAGATTGCGGCCCAGGCTGGCCGCGTCCATCTTCATCGCACGACCAACCGTTTCCACGTTCTTGCGCGCTGCACCAGCGGCTCCCGCCTTGGCAGCCGCGTCTCCAATGCTCAAGACGTTCTGCATTGAGACCGCAGCCCCGCTGTTCGGATTCACGCCCATGCGCTGCTGTTGCCGAGTCTGAGCATCGCGCGCCACCTGGGCCTGCATTCCAACATCGGCCACTGCAGTGCCCGCTTCGGCCTCGCGCCGCTCCGCCGTGTCATAGGCCTGAGCCTCCGCCACGATGCCTTCTTCCAGTGGCCGGAACGTGTTTTTCTGGTAGTCCCAGTAGTCCTTGCTGATCTCGTCGTTGAGCTTGGAACTCTCCAACTGGCGCTGCGAGACTTCTTTGGCCACGGCGGCAGCTTCCGCTCGGGCTGGCGCTTGCTCCGCGTACACCTGCTTGTAGAAGTCAAGCGCCTCCTTTGAGATCTCCGCGTTCGCGATGGCTGCGGCGTTCACGCCGCTCTGGTCTGGTGCGTCGGAGCACATGGCTTCACTCCTGGAAGAATTTGACGAACTGAAGCGCCGCAGGGGTGTAGCGGCGCCGGCGCATGAGCACGTCGGCGTTGTTGACCAACTTGCTGTTCACGCGGAACTCGTCGATCCCGATGGCGCGCAAGGCGTCCTCGGCAAACTTGATGAGCGCGAGCACGAGGAAACCGCCCCGGTGCTCGGGCAGCAGAAACAAGGTGTCTTCGCTCGCATAGGGGGTCTGCGTGTGCAAGCTCGTGCCCAGGTAGACGCGCAGGTTCCCAACGAGCTGGCCAGCGTGGCGCACAGTGAACTGGATGGCGCGGCCGTTGCGCTCCAGGGCGGCCATCCCGGCATAGTCCGGCCGCAGCGCAAGGCCGTGTCGGTAATGCTCGGTTTCAAGCCAGTGGACCTCGTGCAGCGGGTGCAGCTCGTCCACGATGCTTGCGAAGCGCTCCGCGGCGATCGTGTAGTCCCCATGCTGGTGTTGACCGAAACTGCGGGGGTCGATGCTTCGGTCTTCCGGGGCCACAGCAGCCATTTCCAGAGCCATGGCGATGTCCGGCGTGAGCACCTTCCCAAGGTGCTCGACCAGTGCCTGACGAATAGCGGAAACGGTCACAGCGGCCCTCGAAGAGGCCCACCGTGGGCCTTCGGGCAACTTTGCCCCGGAAGCCCTCGGAGTCAACGGCCCCGGCCTACTGCAGCCGGGACAGCACCTCGTTCAACCGCTCGATCACCTGCGGCAAGGTCGCATCGGCGGGAAGCGGCTGCAACCGCTTGAGTTTCCGAGACTGGCCGGTGATGTCGTCAAGGATCTGCTTCACGTTCGAGCAAAAACGATCGAGGGCCACGGCGCCAGTTTTCGGATGTTCCAGGGCTGGTTTCATGGCGCCACCTGCTTGAGTTCCTCCATCGAGGTTGCCATCGCCACCGAGTAGGTGGGCACCGAGGCCGACAACTGCACTGCGAACAGCTCGGCCTTGTACCCCGTGGGCAGCCGAAACGGCTTCTGGCTGGTGACCGACTTCGTGAAGATCGGCACGTCCTTGAGGTAGAGGGTGAACTGCACCTTGCGCTGGGTCTGCACCACGATGGGGGTCAGCAGCGAGCCATTGACCTCGGCGACCCCGATCTCCAGCCCGGCCATCTGCCCACCGCCCATCATGGGCGTGAGCTGCAAGGCTGCATTCGCCTCCTGCTGCGCTGTGTCGATCGGCACGATGTCGCTGAAATCAGCGAACACCTGGGCGCAGTTGAACGTCGTAGGCTTGGCCAACTGGTTCACCCTGCTCATCCAGTCCGACTCGTAGCGCATGCCGTTGTCGGCATCCCACTGGAACACCTTGGCGCCCTTGGCGACGTAGAGCAGCCCGTCGTACTCGTTCCGGTAGAGCGCGCCAACCTGCTCATCGATCTCGGTCGTGCTGTCCGGCTCCGACACATCAAGCACCCAGATGCGTGCGCGCGCGTCGTTGGCGCTGTACTGAGCGTAATACTGGCCGTCGTGAAAGGCCGCATCGAACGTGACGGGGTTGAGCTCGCCCCACTCCTTGTCGCGGTAGAGGTTCTGGGTCAGCTTCTTCACACCGGCCGGAGTGGCCAGCCAAAGGCCGTCGAAGCTGGGGTAGATGCTGCCCCCGCCCACGTTGACCGAGCCGCGCTTGGACACGCACGGCGCATAAGTCTCCATGGTGCTCGGGCTCATAACCTCGGGGTCGCTCCCGGTAAAAAGGATGGGGTAGCTGTCGGTGAGCACGATCACCGAAGTTCCAGCCACGCACAGCGCCACTCCACGCCCCGAAAAGCTGTAGCGATTGCCGATGGGCCAGGAATACGGACGATATGGGTCACTCAGGCACAGCTCATTGCCAGCCAGGCCGACCATGCACCCATTGGGCAGCCGCGTCAGGCAGGTGAGGTTTTTCGGCGGCGGAAGCGTCAGAAGGGTGGGCAGCACCTCACCCAGCATCGTGCCCGGCACCGTGTCGTTGTAGGTCGTATCCGCGACAGGGATCTCAGCCGCGAACAGGAATGCCGGGTTCGTGCCAGCCGTGCGGTAGATCCGCTTCACCATGCCCGTGGTGTTCAACGGGCTCTCGCGAGCCCAGGCGCCACCGCTGGTGTAGGTCTGGGCCGTATCGAGCTTCACCACCACCTTCTTGGTGGCCACGTTGATCGACAGAATTCGATGCGTAGTGTTCAGGCTGGTCATGCCCCCCACCCCACTGACGGTGATGGACTCGTGGGCGGCCAGCCCGAACACGGTATCCAGCTCCACCGTGACCTGGCCATCCACAGGGCTGTCGGCCACCGCGCCCACGATGGCGCCGCCGTTTGGCGGTGCCGTCTGCAGGTTGCTGAGGGCCCATGTGCCGTCGGGCTTCCCGGTGGCGAGCGCAGATGCCGGGCTCGGCCCCGACTCTTCGCCCCAGGCAGTAGCGAAGGTGATGGCGTAGGAGCGCTCCTCGTCGGCGGCAGTGCCTCCAGACGGCGTCACAGTTGGTGCGACCGTCGGGCTGGGAACCCCGAGCGCAAACCATGCGTTCGGATAGACAGCGCCCGCGATCGCGTGCGCGTAGGAGGACACCCGAGGCTCGAAGGTCTCGGATGTGAAATAGAAAACGCCTCGCTCGTCGTTGGCGAGCGGCGAAAGCTGCACGTCCACATCGGAGGCCCAGATCAGCCAGTTGTCCAGCGGCGCTCCACCAACGAAGTGGCGGTAGCGATACATGGTGCGGATGTCCGACGCCAATGTGGAAGAAAAGACGAGGCCCGGACCCTTGATCGGGTCCAGGCGCCCGGATGTGATGCGACAGTTCCAGGCCCGCTGCGCCTGGTTGGGCTGCAGCAGGCGTGAGCTGTACCGAGGCACAGCGCCACGGAATCCCTTGATGGCCAGAACGGTCATGGGCTACTCCCTGGAGGTCTGGTGGCGCGGGTTACTCGCCGGTGGGGAAGGTGCTCTGCTCGGCGTGTTCGGTGTATTCGACGATGCGGACCACATCGACGCCGGACTGGTCGAATTCCTTGCCGATCTCCACGTCGACGGAGTCGAAGGGATAGGTCGAGTAGGTCGCGTTGTTCGTGCCGGGCTGGCCTTCGGACGCGGCGGACGGGTCGTACTGCTTGCCCTTGACCTTGAAGTCCACGCGCAGGCGCTTGTCGGTTGCAACGATCTTCATGAGTTTTCTCCAATTTCGGCAGCGAGAGAGTCAGGGCCGCTGCCATTTCCCTGTTCAAGAACGAATCAAACGGATGAGCGCGGCGCCCGGGTCAATGTGGTACCAGCGCGTTCGGAAACTCACGCGACCAGGATTGGCGTGGTGCGTGGCATGCAGCCACTCACCGCCGGCCGGCGCAATCAATTCCATCCACCAGATGTCGCGCGGTCCGTTGGGCCAGTGGCTGAACGTGTTGTGGATGGCGCCGACCAGATGCGCCACACCCAGCGCGGGCAGGTAAGCCATGGTCAGGAACGTGGGTGAGATCCAGGCCATCACCGCGATCATCAGGAGGGCGATGGGCACATACAACAGGTCCACCAACGCATGCAGCGTGGGGTCAGTTCGCCAGAGGCGCCGCAGGCACCACACGTCCAATGGCACGTCGTTGTAGGCCTTCGTCAGCAGCGCGCGGGGGCCGGATGGGTGTGGGTCCAGGGGGGTGTCACTGTGCACGTGGTGCGCGGTGTGGGTGGGCCTCCACTGTGAGGGCGACCCGTACCAGTAGTAGATACCCAGGAACGCAAACAGCCAGTGCCAAGGGCGCGCGGCCTGAAAAGCCTGATGGCAGAACAGGCGGTGGTAGCCCACGCTGATCGTGAGGCCTCCAACGATCTGAATCGCCAGCAGCACTGGGAGCCAGGACACCCAGCCAGGGTCACGCAGTGGCATCGTGAACAGGAACAGCAGGCCCACGTAGTAGGCGCAGGTGGACATCCAGGCGGCGTGCCTCATGATCGCTCCTTCTCGAAAAACAGGCCAAAAACAGGACCAGCGCGCGATGCGCGCACAGTCGCGCCAGCCGCGCCCACCACGACCTCTGTGCCTGGACCAAGCTCCCCCGACTGCGTTTCAAGGGCGCCAGAGCACACGAGCAGCAGGGTGCTGGCGCGCAGCGCCCGCTGTTCCCCGGCCGCCAGGCGCAGCGGCAACACCGCGGGCAGTGCGTGACGGTTCGCGCGCCAGTTGATGCACCACCACTCGCTCGCTTCCAGGGCGGTGAACGTGTAGACGCCCTTGGGCATCATCTGGCGCTCCAGGCTGAAATCGCCTGCGCGCCGAGGTGGGGGGATGTAGCCGTCCTCACGCGTGCCCACCAGATGTCCCTTGGTCCAGAGAGTGATGTTCTCGCTGTCCTTGGGCAGCGTGTCTTCGAGCACGCTCGCGCGGTAGGTCTCGCCAGGCGCGATCAGCTTGCGGTGGATGACCCACCCGAAGGCCTTGGCCTTGGTGTTTACGAAGTCGGTCACAGGGTCACCCGGCGCATGATGATTTCCGGCGGAGGTTCCGCACGCACTACCTCTTGCGGGGGCGGAGCCTCGATCCGTCCAGTGGTGCCCACCTCTGGGAGCACCAGCGGGGCGCGTGCGCGGTCGATTTCGTCCCAGACAAAGAACGGAGCTGCGCGAGCGATAACCTCGTTGAGGTCTTCGCCCTCAACGGGTGCACGCACGCCCACCGGCACAGCCTCGTAGCCATCAGCCGTATAGACAACGTCCATGCAGCGCGCGGCCTCGTCCACGCGGGTGATGACGAAGGTGAAATTCTTCATAGGAGTGCTCCGAGTCGGGTGCCAGCGGCAACCCATGTGATGAGGGAATTGCCTTGCACGGCGGGGCCACCTGGGCCGCCGGCATAGGGCCCGCCATAGCCGCCGGCGGAGGACGCTCCACCAACCCAGCTTCCGCTGCCGCCATTGCCTCCGTTGGTGCCCCAGGAGCCGCCGCTTCCGCCGGCGCCGCCGAATGCCATGCCACCCGAATTCCCGCCGCCTCCACCCCCACCGGCACCGGTGTAGTAGCCAGTGGCTCCATCGCCGCCGCTGGCAGGAGCTGATGCGCCTGCGCTCCAGCCACCGGAGCCTGGCGCCGTGTTCATGGCCAGGTTCGATCGCCCGCCGCCACCTCCGCCACCGGCTGCCCGGTACTCTGCAGATCCACCGCCCAGTTTTGGATCGATCGGGAATTGGACGGAGACGCCCTGGCCACCGCCACCGCCGCCACCACCGCCGCCGATGGTTCCGCCGGTGTTGTCGATGGTGATGTACCAGCCCGCGCCAAGAGCCGGGCCGCCACCGCCGCCTCCCCATCCCGCTCCGCTTTGGTTTGCAGATCCACGGCCGCCATAGCCGCCGGCGCCGATGATGAAGCCGCGATTCTTCAATCGGATGATTGATCCCGGCGGGTAGCCGTTGCTCGTGTGGAAGGCGTAGACACTGGGGTCGCTCGCGCTCAGGTAGTAGCCGGGAGCGATCTCGATGTCGGCAAACAGCGGGCGCACACCGTTCCACCCGGCCGCTGTCGCGTAGTCCCGCACGTTGTAGTTGGTGAGGTGGGCCGCGATGTAGTGCTTGAAGACAAAGATGTCTCCAGTGCCCAGCAACATGGCATGAATGCCGGCCATCAGGAAACCCCGGCCCCGCTGTAGGTGGCCTGGCCCGCGCTGTCAAACAGGATCGTCACGAGGCCGTTGGCCCCAAGCGAAAAAGAGCCGATGGTCGTGGTGCCCGCGCGAATCAGGGTCATCCCCGCGCCGGCGATCACGTTGAACGGCGTCCCGCTCGTGTTCTTGATCGTGACCACGTCATCCTGGGCAAACACGCCCGCCGGTACCGTGGTGGCGGCGGCACGGCGCACCACCGAGCCGCGATCAGAAATCACCAAGGTGGCCGCGTTCGTGCTCGCGTGCATCGAGCGCATGCGGTCCACGAAGGCATTGGTGGCCACCTTGTGCGTGGCGTCCTTGGCGGCCTGGGTCGTGGCCACGGCGCCATCGGCAACCGTGCCCGTCACCGTTTCAGCCGTTTCCGCTGCCTCTGATGCATCCGCGGTATCGGCGTGCCCGGCCGTGTCGGCTTTACCCTGCAGGTCGCCCACGACCTTTTGCAGGAAGGTCTTGACCCCGTTGATGCTCTGGTCGCCGGTGATCTGCACCATGGTCTCGAACGAATCGAAAATGGACTGCAGATCCGCCGAGGTGAAGCGCAGTCCGACCACCGACCCGGCGTCGAAAGCGATCGCGCTGGTGCCGTCCTGAGCGCGGAGGACGTTCGAGAACACGCCACTGCCAAGGCTGCGCACCCCTACCTTCACGATTTCAACCTGACCCAAGCTGTTCTCGATCGTGGCCTTGAACCAGTCAACCGACGCAAGCCAGTTCGGGGTGTTGGCGATCGGGAAAAGGTCGGCGGTAGAGGCCTCGACCGTAAAACTCGTGGCCGAACCACTCAGCGCGCCCACAAGGCGCGATCGGGCGTTGTTGGTGAATTTTTGACCCATGTCAGTGCTCCAGGGGGGATGAGGGGGCCGTGCACACGTCGAGCGCGGTGCGAAGCTCGCCCTCGTAGCCCTCCCGACGCTCGATCTCGGCCCGCATGGCGCGGGACTGCACATCTACCTTTGCATCGAGGGGCAGGTGTTCGGTGTCCATGCGGGGGCGCACAGGCATCGCAACCTCGCACCGCACAGCGATGGGAACGCGCACCTCCACGATCTCCGGAATGGTTTCGCAGCCCGCGAGCGACACCACCAGCAGCACAACAGCCGCGACCGCAACGATGTACCGCCAATACAGCGCGAAGAGCGCAACGATGGCCAGCGGAAGCATCCGCCAAGAACCCCACTTACCGTCCATGGCGGGCCTCCATTCGCTTCTGCAGCCACTCCCTGTTCTCCGCCTCGGCGCTGGCGCAGGCGTTTCCGGGCACGGCCGGCGTGCGCATCACCTCGCCGTCGGCTCGGGCATTGGCGGCTTTCGCGGCGACCGCAGAGGCCTCAATCAGTGGTTTCGCGTCTTCGACACGCTTTTTCGCGTCCAAGCTCAGCTTGCCGACGTAGTTGCTGCAGGTCTGGGCCGCACCGACGGCGGTTCGCCGGCCGGCGTCTGCACGCGTTGCGCGGTCTCGCGCATCACCAAGCGCATCGAACAGCAGCGCATTGCCAGCCACGCTGGTGGCCAGGAGCACGCCCAGGGCGACCATGATCGGATTCATGGTTCACTCCAGAGACCGACCACGGCGTTCTCGCGCAGGTCGCGAGGAGCGGCCGAGCCGACGATGAAATCGGGCATGTCATCGATCCAGATCTGCACCGGGACGCCGAGGGCCTGCATGAACGGGCGCTTGGCCTTGCGATCCGTGTAATGGATGCGCGCCGGCCGCTCGCCGATGCGAACGGGCTCGCTCTCGTGGCGCATGGTCACGATGTGCACCTGGTGACCGCGGTTGTGGGCACAGAGGATGAAGGTGTCCCAGAGCGCCGGGTCGGCGGTGTAGGTGCCGTCGTAGTCCAGGGCGATGTTCATGCCATTGCCCTCGCTTGCGCATGGTTGCGCGCCCACTTCTGGCGCAGCTCCTCGCGCTGGCGTTGCAACGCGCCGGGACGCCAGGTCCGCGTGTAGAGCTTCCAGCCGCCCTCTTCGTCGCTCGCATCCGGCAGCTTCTTCGGGTCGGTGAAATACAGCAACCGGGCCGCGCACGTGGCCAGCACGTCGTCGGTCTCAATCGCGTTCCAAAGGGCCGTGGGGTTGAACTCCACGCCGCGCCACTGGCACGCCTGGTGCATCCAGTAGCGGCTGGCGTCGTGCTGGATCACGCCTTTGCACCCGCCCCCGCGCTCGAACTGGTAGAGGGACTTCGCGGGGCCGGTGGGGCGCAGTTCGACCTTCCCGCCACGACCGATCACCTCGACGATCTGGCGTCGGTCCTCGAAGCGGCTTTCCTGCAGGCCCGTGGAGTAGATCATCACGCGGGCGTCGCGCGTGTCCATCGGCCCCGGCAGGAAGGCGAAGGCCTCGTCGATGGCCGCGAGGATTGGGGTGGCGATCGGCTTCACTTGATCACCTCCCGCGCATCACGCACCAGCTCAGCAAGGTCAAGAGCTTTGCGCTTGTCGGCCCAGGCGAACCACCCTCGCACGATCACCCAGCCCGGCATGCCGCAGGCAAAGATGAGCCCGCCCATGGCCATCAGGCCGTGGAGCCCGCCGGCAGCGAGGTGCTGCAGCTTGAAGTACTCGATCACCCAGGCCCCTCCGCACAGGCTGGACACGACGGTGACGATCAGGGCCATGGCCCACTCGCGCTTGCTCTTGGGCTGTACCCAGAGCATGACGACGATTGCGGCGAGGCCGGCCGGCACGCCGAACGCCACGGCGAGCTTGTAGGCGGCAAACCCGGCGGCTGCAGAGGAAGATGCTGGTTCAGACATGGCTTTGGTCCGGCTGTGGTTGTGAATCGTGGAAGTGGGGTGCGTGGTGCTCATGAGTCCTTGACCTTGATCACGATGTCGGCTTCGAGACGCTCGCCGCCGGCCGTGTTGAGCCAGACCGTGGCCTTGTATTTCTTCCGATGTACGCCGCGATCGAAATAGAGCTTCACGAAACCGCCCTCGTCCACCCAGAGCGCAGCAACCAGCGTGATGCCTTCCTGGATCTGGTATTCGATCGGGTCCACTGCGCGCGCGCTGGTGCCGTTGCGCGCCAGGTACTCGGCATAGTCGATGTCGAACGCTCGGATCTCGCCCGGCTGCTTCTCGAAGGTTTCAAGGATGGCCATGGGTACCTCAACGCGACGGGAAATACGCGCGGTTGCGCGAAACGGGGTAGTACGCCCTGTCGCTCGACGGGGCGCGGCTCAGCACGAAGGCTCGCGTGGCTTGAACAGTCGCCCCGGCACCGCAGTCGGCAGGGGTTGCCTGGAACGTCTGGAGTGCTTGGCTTGAGCTGCTGGTAGCGCCAGAAACGGAATCCGCCGAGGTGGCCAGGTGCGTCTGCACCGCGTTCGAGCTGCTGACAGTGGCTCCCGACACCGAATTGGCGGGCGTGGCCTGATGTTCTCCGCTCCCTCCTGCGCTGGTTGCAGTGGCCGTCGCCCCGGCCATACAGTTGGCCGGCGTCGCTCGATAGGTCTGCACCGCATTCGAGGGGGCAACGGTGGCGCCGCCCACGGCGTCGGCAGGGGTCGCGAGCTGTACCTGCACCGCCGTGGTGCTGGAAACCGTTGCCCCTGCCCTCGCACCGGCCGGCGTCGCGCGATACGTCTGGACGCCGTTGGAAGCTGTCGAAGTCGCGCCCGACACGCTGTTGGCCGGCGTGGCGTAGTGGCCAGGGTCGTAGAGGTAGACGGTGAAATCGCCGACCACCACGCCGTTCTTGCGCAAGCGGATAACCATGGAGGTGGCATCCGGCCCCTCGAAAACCCCGGTGCCGTCGGCATAAGGGCCCTCGACCCAGGTGCCGGTTGCCGGGCCCGTGATCAACTCCCATTCAAACCAAGCTGCCTCATCGCCGGCTTCGACGCACTGCGCCATGAAGGATTCAGGGTGGTCGAGGATGTACTGCCCGGTTGCACCGTTGCCGTAGGTGCTGCTGGTCGCAGCCAGCGGCGTGGCGGCGCGATTGCCCGCCCCGTCGTAGGCCCGGACGCGGAGGTTGTAGCTGGTGACCGCGGCCAGACCGAGGAAGGTGTAGGACAGGACCAGGCCGTTGTCCAGCCACGAGGAACCACCGTTGCTGCTCACCTCGTAGCCGGTGACACCCACGTTGTCGGACGCCGCCGGGTAGCTGATCGAGATGCTGCCGCTCGTTTTCTGGCCGACGGTGATGGCGCCATTCATCGTCGGGAGAGTCACGTCCCCTGCGGCGCTGGTCGTGATTGAGGTGGCGAGAGGTGGGGTGCTCGTGAGACCTGCAGCGTCTTTTGCGCGAACGCGGATCGCGTATGCGGTGGATGCGCTCAAACCACTGAAGGTGTGGGATAGAACATTGCCCACATCTGTCCAGCTTGAGCCTGCGTCGCGGCTCACTTCATATGAAGTGACGCCTACATTGTCTGCCCCCGCTGGCCATGAGATCGAGATACTGGCGCTGGTCTTGGAGACCTCGGTAATTGAGCCGGTGAGCGTCGGATCGGTCGTGTCACCACCGCCGCCCCCGATGTCACGAATCACGAAGACAGCCAGGGCGCTGTAGTCCGTATCCGTGGTGGTGCCTGAGTTCGTGCCCACCGTGACGGCGGTCTTGCGCGAGGTGCGGGTCGTAGCGCCTCGCAGGTCCGCCTGGGTCGTGACATTGGTGTATGCCGCGTCCAGGCCAGGGATGACGCTGGAGGTCGTGTACTTGCAGTCGTGCGCGTATACGAGGTCAGCGACGCTGTCGGCGCTGACGTTCAAAACCTTCGGCGTGGTGTCCGAGGAATTGTCCAACTGCAGGCGCGTGCCCTCGGCGCTGAGTTCGGCGATGCAGGCGGCCGGGTCCGACACATTGAAGAACAGCAGCGTGCAGGTTGGGCCGTAGCCCAGCGTCGTCGACCAGACCGGGGTCAATGTCTTCCCGGAGCCGGATGAGTTCACCTGCGCCACGCCGAACTGCACACCGTACCCGGTGAAACCGGGGTGGTTCGTGAGGACGAAGCCGGCAGTCGTGAAGTTTGAAGCGAGGCTGTTGAGTGTGACGCCCGCGTCGTTGCTGCCACTGAGGAGCGCCACACACAGGTTGGCGCCGGCCGGCACATCCGCACCGAGCGGAAGCGCGCCAGGAGAGGCCGTGTCCGGGAACGGCGTGGGGACAATGAAGCCGGTTTGAGTTGGCATTGCTTATCCCGGAAAGGCCGCCGCCATTGCGTTCTTCGGGTCGCTGGCGAAGCTCACGCCCGAGTTGGCAAAGAGTTGCTCCTGGCGGGCCTGCGCGGCTGCGACCCCCGACTCGCCACTCGCCACCAGGTGGCGCATGGCACCAGTCCAGCTTGCGCAGTAGCCGTCGGTGGTGTCGTAGCCCTCGAAGGAGAAGCGAGGATTGAAGTTCTGCACCCGCATGGCGAACAGCGTGATCGCGGCTGAACTGGTCACGGTGATCGGCGCGCCGCCACGGGTGAGCGAAAGCTGGAACCGCTTGGTGCTGCTGTTCGCATTCACCACGTACAGACGGCGGTCGTTCACGGCGGCCGCGAACGGCTTGGCGCTGCTCATGGTCGTGGAGAACATGAAGACATCGCCGTTTGTGGGCGTCCAGCCGCTGTTGGGGCCGCTGATCGTGAAGAAGCTGTCGCTGGTGCTCGGCGTGAGTGTGGTATCTCGCGGCTGGCAGACGATGTCGTCGGTCTTGTCGATCCGCTGGGTCTCGTTGTACTGGCAGAGGCGGTAGGAGGCGAGGCACGCCACGTCGAATCCGCCGGCATGGATCTGCGCCGGCAGCTTGGCCAGGTGGCTGCGGAAAGAGGTGCCGGTCTCGGGCACGGCCTTCGAGATGAAGCACACCACGTTCACCAGATACGCCATGCCCCACGGGCCCTCGTAGGCCTCGTCCACGGCGATCCGACTGTTGAGGGACCACAGCCCGGCCGCGCGCCAGTCCGCCGACATGGCGTTGTTGTAGGCGGTGGTCGCGGCCCAGCACGACGTGATCACGTCGCGGCAGTAGGCCTTCACGCCGGTATAGTGCGTCCCGCTGTCCGGCAGGATGGCCGCCGCGTGGGCGATGTCGCGGATGCCCCAGGCGGGGATGCGGTAGTTGTCCTGGCGGAAGATCAGGCCGGCACCCTTGTAGGTTGTGCCTGCGATGATGGAGCCGCGCTCGCCGTAGCCGCCGGTAACCGGGCTCGTGATCGGCAGCGTGGTGCTCCAGCCCTGGGCGTTGGGCTCCATGTTCAGCATGGTCACCGTCGCCATCTCGGCCATCATGTCGAAATACTGCTGCTCGCCCGTGAGCTGGGCCGCGTAGTAGAAGGCGGCCGCGCGGTGATGGGAGCAGAATTCCTCAGTCCACAGCGATGACCAACTGCTCGGGTTCTGCAGGCCAGTCATGTAGGCCGCCGGCCAGTGACGCCACCCGGTGCGCATGGTGCCCATGCCGGTGTAGCTGGCCTGGATGTCCACGCAGGCGATCACGTTCTTGCTCGCTTGCTGCCGCACCACGATGCGCCAGCCGCCTGCAGCCAGAGCGTTCACCCGCACCGCCTGCTCGTCCACGGCTGTCTGCTTGAGCAAGGCCCGGACGTACCACTCCGGCATCAGGCCGATGTCGCCGCGCTCGCCAGTGCCGGGCGTGTGGCGCGCCATGTGACCACGGCAGTAGGGCACGTAGCTGACACTCGAGTTGCTCGTAGCGCTCTGTGCGGCGTCGTAAGCACCGAACTGCTCGGTGCGAATCAGGCTTGCGGGCGTGAATCGGTTGCGAGTGGTGGTCTCGGCTGCATCGGTGCCGCCGCCCTGGACGTAGTTGCACTCGCCATTGCCGCCGATGCCGAACCAACTTGTGTACTGGTCGATGCCGATGTTGGCGCCGACCGTCTCGCTGCCGCTGTGCCCGGTCATCGTGCGGATCGTCGTGGCGCCAGACTTGACGACGGAGGTTACGACGCGCGTGGCCACGGCCGGCGAGGCCACATCGCCCCACGGCTGGCAAGGACGCGGCATCCAGCGCAAGCCCTTTAGGGTGCCGTTGGCGTTGGAGAGCGCCATCACGTAGTGCTGGCAGTACATCTGGCCATGCGCGGCCGCCGACTGCTTGAAATCGCCGCCGACGCGCCAGGACTTGCCCGCCGGGCCATCGGTCCACGGCACCAGGTCAGTGTTCGCCGTGATCGCGTCGTTGAGCGAGGCAGTCCAAGTGCCAGTGAGGCCCGAAACTCCGGTGACCTCGACCTTGAGGTCGGCCGACGTGAAATCAGATAGCGTGCGCGCGCTCGGGGCCGGCGCCGTGCCACCGCTGTAAACGTCAACCTGAACACTGCCGTTGCCGGCCACGGCCGTGGGGACGATCAGAAACACCGAGCAGCGCTTCATCGAACCGTCGGGCCAGTACGAAATGCCGCCGATCGAGGGTGGGCACTCCACGCCGCCGACTTTGAAGACAGGGTACTGCCCGGCCGGCATTTCACCCGCCTTGAATGGCAGGCCCTTCATCTTCGTGACAAACCCGCTGGCCTGCGTAGCGCCGGAGGTGTTGTCGACGAAGTAGCTCATCACCAGCGCCCCACCAACAGGCGGCGCAATGCCCACGTACAGCCGGGTCCCCGGCACACCGTGGTAGGTGCGGTTGACGGCCTGGGCCATGAGGACGCCTTACGGGGCGACAGGCTGGGTGCGCGTGATCACAAAGCCCGCGATCGCGACAGCGTTCCCGGCAATGATCGACTGCGCGGCGTCCTCTTCGGTGACATACAGCACCTTGCTGTTCACCGTGTCGAGCAGCGCCGTGTGGCTGTTGGCACCGCCACCGCCCGCGTTGGCCGATGGGTCGGTCTTGCCGGCCACGGTCGCCGTGCGGTTGTTGCCGCTGGACCCAAGGACGATGTCTGCCGAGGTCATCGCGGCATCGGCCAAGATCGCGGCGTTGACCGTGGCGTAGCTGTCGCCCACGGTGTAGCCGCTGATCAGCGCGATCTTGTTGCATTGGGCCTTGAGGTAGGCCAGGCCGTTGTCCATCACATCGGCGTGTTCAAAGCGTGCCATGGTGAAAGCTCCTGTCAGGGTGAGGTTGCGGTGGGCGCCACGGCTTTCGTAGCTGCGATTTCCACGCCCAGGTCGGACGCGAAGAGGGAAAGGAAGGTCTTGGCGAGGACGAGGTGGCCGTCCTCGCTGCCCTCGGCGTAGCAGCGCGAGCAGATGTAGTGCTGCAACGTCGTGGCCTGCAGGTCGGGCACGTTGATGTCGCCAGAAATGGATGCCAGCGGCGTGTTGTCAGCGGGGATTGGCATGTCCACAGGGATCAGGGCGAACTCCACCTGCAGCTTCGCGCCGACCCTGGCCGGTGGGTACACCTCGAACACCTTGGGCTGGCGCTCGTCGTACATGTAGTGCTCGACCTCGATCTCAGGGAACGCTCTGCGCCAGCCCGGGTACTGGGCGTCCAACATCACTCGCTGAACGAGGGTCACCGCACGCATGTCGCCGACGGTGTTGTGCGTGATGCTGATGAGCTTCGAGCCGCGCGTAGGCAGCGTCTGCCTGGTGCCGGCGACCAGCGCCAGTTCCTGCTCGACGTTGAACAGGTCGGGCCGGAGCGTGTGCATGTCGCGAGCGCCATCATTGGCGTAGCGCACCAAGTCCTGCAACGTCCAGGTGTCGCTGGCGTTGTCGTTGAGCGTTCCTACGACGCGCTCCAAAACGGACTTGAGGGTGGTTGACACAAAGCGCTCCTGCGGTATGCAGGAATGCTCAGGCCAGACCCCTCGGAGTCAACGGCAAAGCGCCGCTGGCTCAGATGAAACTGACAGGGTTGCGGCGTTTTGCGGCGACGAGGCCGCGCGAGATCTTGGCGGCGATCGTGGTGCGCCGACTCTCGTACATGGCCTGATGCATGACCGCGCCGCCGGGGTCAGCGAACGCTGGCAGCCTCATGATCGAGGCGATGATGCCCTTGGCGATGTCGTCGGCGTACTGGCTGGCCAGGTCATCGCTCAGGCCAGTGGCCCGCAGCATGTCCGGCATGAGCGCGGCCGTGACCACGACCTCGGTGTCGGCCGGCTGGATGCCGTAGACGGTGAGGATCTTGTTGTCCCGTGTGAAGCAGAAATCGCCAGGGTGCTGGCTGCGCACGAACTGCTGGCCGCGACGTGGATCGACCAGCTCCCAGTCTTTGCCGCCGACTGCCACGGCCATGACCTTCACGATCTGGGTTTTGCTCTCGGGCTCCATCTCCACCGCTTCGGTGCCGTCGGTGAGCACCGGGTCGAGATCCATGGTGTGGGCCAGTGTCTTGCGGCACCAGTCGATGGACACGAGGCGAGCGTGATGCACCAGGATCGGGGTGGGGCAACCCACCACGTAGGGCATCACGAAGGGTTGAAAGTCAGTCCACAGCATCGTCGTACTGACGGTGGGTCATGTACCGGAGCTGCTCGCGGATCTTCTCGTCGCTCATGGTAGGCAGCGACGACTTGGCCAGCCCGCGACGGTGGGCCAGCTCGCGCAGCGGCTTGCCGCTGAGCTTGTTGGGGTTCTCCCGGTCGCTGGCACTGAGCACCGCCTTGGAGGCCTTCGGCGGTGCCGCTGGCGGAGGCGGCGACACGACGGGGGCGGCCTGTGTGACCGTAGCGACCGGCCCAGCAGGCGCAGAGGGCTGCTGGGCGTCTGAAATGGGGGAAGCCGCTGCGCGTTTCTTCGCAGCGGCATTCGGAGCCTGGGCTGTGTCAGCAGCAGCGGCTTTCGCGCGCTCCTGCTTGAAGCCAGGCTTGGGGCCTCGCTTGCCCATCAGGCGACTGCCAGGCCACCCGGGGACGGTGCGCAGAGCAGCACGGCGCGGATCTTCTGACCGGTGGCGGGGTTGGCACCCAGGAACTTGACGCCCCAGCCCTTGTCGGTGAGCTGCACCGCGATGTCGCTCACCACCTTGTTCCGACGCAGCACGCCAGCGGTGGCAGCAGCGCCAGCAGCGATGAACTCGCTGCCCATGGTGCGCACGCCGGCGTCCTCGTAGTTGCCGGACAGGATGCCGACATCGAGGGTCGCCGAGGCGCCGAGCACGCCGTTGTCGACGATGACATCCACCGGCACGTGGCCGGCCGGGATGGCACCCATCTCGACGATGTCACCGATGGCGTCACCGGCCTTGGTAACGTACTCGCCGATGACATGCACCAGCGAGCTCGCGTCCAGGGCGGACATTGCCTGGCGGCGAGCCGCCACCTGTTTCGATTTGAAGTTTGCCATTTGAGGTTCTCCTTGGTGGTCAGGCCTGGGCTCAGACGGCCGGCGTGTACGACGTGTCCACGGAAATCATTCCGTAGTCGCGACCGTCGAACTGGGACTTGTCGGCGCCCATGATCATTTCAAAGAACAGGATGTGATCGTGCTTGCGATCGTCCGTGTCCTCGTCCAGGCTCACGGTCATGCCGTCGGCCATGCCCTTGGTGCCGTGTGCGACCACGACGGCGTTCGCGCCCATGAACAGGTTGCGGGTGGCCAGCACGTTGCCGCCAGCGCCGTAGTCGTTGAAGTAGACGCCGAACTCCATCTCGTCCACCAGCACGCTGTTGAACATGCCGGCGCCGCCCTTGAAGAACTCGGCTTCCTTGCCCACGGAGGCGATCAGCGCCTTCTGAGCCTCGAACCAGCCCTGGGTGCCGACATCGTCCCGAATGTCCTGCATCGCCTCGGGCGAAACGGCCAGGATGAAGCACTCTTTGCCGCCCTTCAAGACCTTCTGCATCTTCACCGGCTTGTCCTTGCCGCCCAGCATCTTCACCGCCTTGGTGCGCAGCTTGTTGATGGTGGCCAGGGTCAGCTTGTCGTTGGCAGCGAGCGAGGCCTTGGCCTTGTCACCGGCAGTGCCGACGAACAGGTGGGCCGCGTCTGGGGCGCGCAAGGCGTTGGGGTAGCCGGCGTAGTCGGGCTCCAGGGTGTGGAGTTCTTCACCGACGCCGCGAGCGCCAGCGGCAGCAGCCACGATGGTGTGCTCGTAGAGTTCCTTGATGTACTCGGTGAGCTTCTCGCGGCCCTGCTTCTTGAGGTTGTAGCCCACGCGCGACTGCTCGATGCGGGCACCGACGTTCACGCCGTGGCGGTGCTCGTTGATGCGCATGGTGTGCGCGGCGTGCTGCAGCTTGAATTCCGAGCCGGCGAGTTTCTCGCCTTCACGGCGCGCACGGCCTTGGAGTTTGGCCACCAGTGCGGTGGTCACCTCGTCGGCGGCGCCCTTTTCCATCTCGGTCTTCTTGATGACCGCGCTGCGCGAGCCTTCCTCGCCAACCAGGCGTGCGAAATACTGCTTCTGAGCAGCGTCTTCTGCAACTGCCGCGGCCCACGCTTTGCGTTTGTTGGGGTCGGTCGGCAGAATTGTCGTGCGTGCCATGAATTACTCCTTGAATAAGCACTGACTCACTCCTGCGAGCCGACAAAACCCCCGGCGAAGCCAGGGCCACGAGGACGGCGTCAGCCCGGCTGCTTCTCCGGCTTGCCCACCTTGACGGCAGGCCCGGCCTGGATGCGCAGACGGGCCTTTCGCCCATCCTTCTGTTCGAGTATTAGCACGATTTTTTCGGAGTCAACACCATTCGGGCCGCGCAATGTGATCATCTCGCCAGCACGCATTTCCAGCACCAAACCCGAACGCGGTTGGGCCATGTTTCAGACCTCGTCGAGCAGTTGGCGGCGCTGTTGCGGCGAGAGTTTCGCGAACGCGGCCTCGTAGGCCTGGCCAGTCAGCGTTGCCATCTGCTCCACCACGCCACCGCCGGTGTTGGGCAGCGATGCGGCGGGCACGTCACGCAGGGTGACTGGTGGTTTTCCGTCTGGCGTGCGCGCCGGCGGTGCAGCGGCGGGAGTTTTGGCCGCAGGCGCCGGCGGCGGGGCCGGGGTCTTGGTCTTGACCCCTCGCATCGCAGCCACCATCCGGTGTGCCTCGTCAGCCAGCTCGGCAAAGTCGCGGCCCGCGTTTTCCGGGTCGCCCATCACCAGCGCAATGGCCTTGTCGAATTGCTTGGGGGCAGTCGGATCGCCGGCGTAATCCACCTCGGTCTTGGTGCGAGCGATGAGCTTGTTGATCTCGCGCGTCTGGTAGGCGGCCTGGGTCTGCACGTTCGCCTGCTGCAGAGTTTCCGCACGGATGCGCTGGGCAGTGAGGTCATCCAGCGCGTCGGAGATGCGCGTGTCCTCCGCCGCGTAGGCCTCGGGCTCGAGTTCGCCGTCCATGAGTTTCTTCATGGCAGCCGCTTTCTCGGTCAGCAGCTTGGCGCGCTGGCCCTTGTAGTCCTCGGGCATCGAGGCGTTGAACAGCGCGGGCTGCTCGCTGCGCGGCTGGGCGATATCGGCCAGCACCTGGGCGTCGAGTTCCTCGGCTGCGCCAGCGCCAGGCTGCTGCTCCTCATTGGCGGCCACCGCACCCCCGTTTTCACCTTCGCCCTTGGCGGCGCCGGGCTCGCCGCCCTCGCCTTCCTTCGTGGCGCCGGCATCACCTTCGGTGCCGGTACCGGCCTCGGTGTCCGTTTCGGTGCCCGTTGCGGGCGTCTCGGTGGCATCGGTCTCGCCCGGCACTTTGCCGTCGGCGCCGACGCGCACCAGCTCTTCGTCATCACCAAACGGGTCTTCGCCAGCCGCGAGTGCGGCAGCGGTGGCATCGAGGGTTTTCTGTTCTTCGGGGGTACGGCTCATGGCTCACTCCTGCGAGGTTGATGGTGGTGGGGTCAGGCGGCGGCTATGGCCTGGCCAATCTGGAACGGCATCCAGCGCGCGTAGCCGCCGGCCGGGATCTCGTCGCCGGGCTGCAGGAGCGTCACGCTGGTGAAGGCGTGCACCTGGCCGATGTGGTCCTTCACGGTGAGGTTCACCATGCGCTCGCCCCACACGAACACCACGTCGGCGTCCATGGGCACCTCGGGGTTGATGCAGTACGGGTTGGAATGAAAGCAGGCGCCGTTCGGGAAAAACCACACCTTGCGGCCCACGGTGGGCATGATGATCTGGGGCACGGGGCGCGGCTCTCCAGCGAGGTCGGCGGCGGCGTCCTGGTCGTTCAGAGGATTGGCCTCCGAGCCCTTGGGTGCGTAGGGGTCGGCGATCGGCTGGGCAGACTGCTCGACGATCTCGCTCAGCGCCACAGGGTTGAATTCGGCCTGCGCCTGGTCCACCTTGCCGACCTCGGTATCCGGCGTGTCGGAAGAGGTGGTGGTGCTGCTTTCGGTACTCTGTTCGTTCATGGTGTGCTCTCTGGTTGGGGGTTGCGGGACGGGAAAACGGGTTCAGGCCTTCTTGCCGGCAGCCAGGTCTTTGATCTGCTGCATCTCGCCGAGCTTTTCCTTGGCGGCGCGGCGCACGTGTGCCATGCGCTTCGAGTCCTTCTCGATCTCGCGAGCGCGGGTGATGGTGCGAAGGTCATCCTCGGCCTGCCACTTGTCGTAGCTGTCCTTGGAATCGGGGGTGGCGATGGCATTGCCCATGGGAACTCCTGGTTGGTGGTGGTGATGGGTCAAACCGCGGCCACGCCGTCGGCTTCGGGGGTGATGCTTCCGGCCATGGCGCCCTGCATGCCGCCCTCCATGGGGCCAGCGGCCTGCTCCGGCGCGGGCAGGCCGGGCTGGACGGCATCGGCAGGCACGGTGTTGGCAGGCAGCACCTGCGGTGCGCCGCGGTCCTGAAAGCCTGCGGAGCGCAGCAGCTCGTCGGCCACCGGTGTGATCAGGGGGTTGGCGGCGAGCACCTGGGCGCCCTGGGCCGACATGTAGAGCGCCTCCAGGCGCTTGGCCATGGCCTCGGCGTCGAGTTTTTCGCCCTTGGCCTGGGCTTCCTTCACCTTGGCCTGCATCTCGGCCATCTGCAGCTCGAACTGCGCCTTCGCCTGCTGCTGCTGTTGCAGCTTGGCCTGCTGCTGCTCGGGCGTCATCTTCCCGTCGGCAGGCGTCTGACCGTTTACGCTGCGGATGCGCTCCAGGATGAGGGCCTTGCGCGGCAGGTTGGGATGGATCTCGAACACCACGTCCAGCATGGCCACCACCACCTCGGGCGACGCGGCTGCGAGCTGGGTGAGCACCTGCATGAGGGACTCGAACGCGGCCTCAGCGAACGACTGCTTCCAGGCCTGCTCGCCCACCACGAAGTGCGCGCGCCGCTTCGTGATGTCGTTGACGTACTGCTCGGTCTGTGCGTCCCACTTGTTGAGCGTGCTGAACTCGTAGCCCTTGCGCTCGTCGGCGGTGCGGACGTTGAACTCCTCGGTGATGAACTGCTCTGCCACGCTCAGCACCAGCTCGCCCTCCATCTGGCGCGCGAACAGCAGGTTGTCGAACAGCTCCATGGTGAGCAAGCTGCCCTGGTCCTGCTTGGCCAGCACGGCTCGGCCGGACACCGAGTTGGTGTCCAAGCCCCGGTTCTCGCCGGTGACGCCAGACACGCCACGGATAGCCTGGATGTCGCGCGCGGCGAACTCCAACTGGAAGCGGGCCTCCTGCGTTGCAGGCCGTGCGCGCACCTTGCCGCCACTCAATGCCCCGGGCTTTACCACAGGCATGCCGTTGGGATCGTCGTACTCGGCGCGCAGCTCGTCGAGATCCATGATCTCCGGGTCGTAGGCGTCGGACTCGATCTCGATCTGGTTGCTACTGGCCTCGTGCAGCGAGCGGCCAATGCGGTGGTTCAAAGACTCCTGCGGGCCGATCAGAGGCCACACCGGGCTGTATGGCAGCCCCGTGCGGCGATTGCGATAGGCCCACACGGGGATGAAAGGAAACCGGTCATGGCGGAACGGGCTGGGCGCCTCGATCAGGGTGTCCTTCTCGGTCATCACCGAGCAGAAGATCTTGAAGGTCACCGGGTCGGCGATCCCGTGCGGCCCCACCTCGGTGTTGCGCACCGGCTCGCGGCTCCAGCACTCAATCAGCAGCACGCGCTCGCGCGCGTTGAACATGTCCACCGGGCGCGGCGTGAGGTAGTCGAGATCGTCTTCCTTGCTGGCGCCGAAGGCGTCCAGGCCAGAGATCAGGCCGGTACCGCCAAGCCACTCGCGGAAGATGGAGATGTCGTCACCGCTCTGCACGCATGAGCGCAGCTCCTGGGCCTTGTCGGGGAAGATGGCCAGCGCGATGTCCAGGTCCACCACCTTGATGCGGAAGATGTAGCGGCCGTCGGTGATGTCGCGCTTCTGCGAGCCGATGCTGTCGTGGAGCATGTTGCGCCACGACTCAGAGCCGATGTAGATGGGCGGGCCGTTCTTGTCGCCGCGCAGGCCCACCTCGATCCAGCCCAGCCCGGCCTTGAAGGCGTCCTCGGCCGCGTAGCTCCTCTCGAAGGTGGCGCGGTTCGTGTCGTCGAGGTACTTGAGCAGCTTGGTCTTGAGGCGCGCGTCCTCGTCGGCCTCCTCGCCGGGCTCCTCGGCCACCACCACGAAATCCACGCGGCTGCGGCGCTCGGTACCGATGAGCCAGTCGATCGTGGGCTTGATCTCGTTGTAGACCACGGGGTTCTGGCCCCGAGCCCGGAGAGTTTCGGCGTCCTCATGGGTCCACTGCTGGCCGTCGTAGAAGGCCTCGCACTTGGCCATCAGGGCGCGGTTGACCGACTGCCGCGAGGCCTCGGCCAGGAACCAGGACTTGCGGCGCTCGTGGCGCGATCGCTTCGATTCCTCGTCCTGCGGCAACTGGCCGTTCGCGGTGGGAGTGGCCGCCTTCTCGGCCGGCGTGATGGCGACATCGACCGCCGCTGCGATCTTGGTGGGCTTCAATCGGGTTGCCATGATCAGACCTCGGTTTCGGACAGCACCTGGCCGCTGCCCTTGTTGGTGGCCTTCACGGTCCACATGGGTGGGTTGTCGAGTTCCTTGCGGACGTGCGACGGGGTGACCGGCATGTGCACCAGGTCAGGGGCGAAGCGCAGCACCACGTCGCACAGCGCGTTCAGGGCTTGCTTGTCGTTCTTGTCCTTGCCCAGGATCTCCAGCGACTCACGCGCCTCGCGCATGCAGTGCTCGCTGACCGAGCCGGTGCACTTGAGGTCGGAGTTGAAGCCGATGAACTCGGTGATGGCGCGCCGGCTGATCACCCACATGCCATGGCTCTCGCGCGTCACCAGCACGTTGCTGGCCGGCCAGATCACCATGCACGGCAGCGCGCGCCTCCCATTGCCCACCCACTCCAGGCTGCACACGAAGCCGCGGTGCTCGCCCACCTTCCATGCGTGGCGACCTCCTGCAGACCAGACGGGCAAGCCCTTGGGGCTCAAAATTGGGGACAGCTTCATCTCCAGCTCCTCTTTCGTTTCTTGAATGCGTTGATGGACTCCGAGGTGTCGGAGCCAGGCTTGAAACCCTGGGCCCATTGCCGAAATGCATCGGAACCGTTGGAGGCCCAGTTGTGCAGGGGTTCAGCCTTCCACTGGCTGCGCTTCTCGTCCCACTCGTACTGGTAGCTGTCGAGGCATCGAATGCCGGCCGCGCAGTGGGCCTCGTCGATGCGAACGCTCTTCACCATCGCGGTGCGCGTCACGTCGATGCCGGTGGCCAGGTCGGAGATGCGTTTGACGATCTCGACGTTCTTGACCTTGAGGTCTGTTTCCAGGATGGAACGGGCGCTCTTGATCTCTTCGCCCTGGCGCTCGGCATCGCCATCGTGTGGAAGGTAGTGGACGCCCCACTTCTCCACACCGTTGGCTAGTCGCCAGTCCTCCAGGAGTTCCCACCATTTCCTGAGTCCAGTCCGTGTGCCTTCCATGTAGGCGACGAAGTGGTCCCAGGCGCCGACGCGCTGGTGAAGCCAAATGGCGGTGTGGTCATTGGAGCCAAGATCCCAGAAGGTGTTGACCCGCTCGAAGGGATCAATGGGGACCGAGCAGATGCGGCCGCGCTCGCGCAGCGTGGTCATCTCGTCGCCGTAGACGGCGCCTTCAATGGCCTGCTCGAAGCTCTCTTTTATCGACGCGGGGTACTCGCGCTTCATGTCTCGTTTGAGGACTTCGCGCTTTTTGATGTACCAAGCGCGCTGTTCCGTGTCCAACGTCACGCCCGCGTTGGCCTCGGTCTGGCGGAAATACTTCCGGTCCTCTTCGGTGAAGTGCACGCCCTGGGCGTTGATGCGGTACTCGCGGCTGTTGAACCACGGGTAGAAGTGCAGCTTGAAGTCCAGCTCTGTGAGGTGGCTCTTGGCCTCGCGCTTCTTCAACGCGGCATCGCAGATGTCGAAGAACTCGCCGCCGTTGCCCTCGGCGGTGGACTCCACCACGATGATCCCGTTGAGCGGCACGGCCTCGAAGGCGCCGGTGACGATCTCGCGCGCCTTCTCGGGGTACTTCTTGGCGATCTTCCCCATCTCGGACACGTGCAACAGCAGCACGGTGCCGCCGCGCGCGCTGGTGCCCACGCTGAAACTCGAACCGTTGGCGAACACCATTTCACTGGTGGTCTGGCTCTTGAGGGGTTTCGCCGCCTTGAGGAACGCGGGCAGGTGGTTGTAGGCGAACAGGGCCTTGCGGAACAGCTTGCCCGCGTTGGGCAGCGTGTCGGCGATGGTGTTGGCCGTGAAGTTGTCGTTGAACAGGCACTGGTCCAGCGCCAGGATCTGCAGGAGGGTAGAAAACCCCTTCTGCCGCGCCTTGAGGATGGCGTTGCGCGTGTGGAGCTGGTTGTAGAAGTCGGTCTGCTCGGCGTTCGGCTTGAAAGCCTCGGGCTTGCCGTCCTTGTTGATGATCCAGTACAGGTTGCAGATCCGCCACCAGGGGTCGGACAGGCCCAACTGAATGTCCTCACGAATCACGCGGCGCTCCCAGCACCTGCGATCGGCAGGCGGCTGCCGCGCGCTGACAGGTCATTGAGAAACTCCGCCAGCTCGCCGCCCGGAGTTTTCGGGGGTTCGTCGCCGATGTTGAAGGCGCGCCGCTCGCCGTCGTGGAGTTTTGTGAAGGCCTCGGCCAGCGCCTTGACGCTGCTGATGCGCGAGTTCACGGACAGCGCCTTCTGGACCAGCGACCGGGCCCTGGCCAAGTCCTGCGGCTCGGCGTGCTTCCCGGCCAGGATGTCGATGAGGGCGTCTTCGTCGGCGGCCAGCATGGCGGCCTTGCTCAGCTCGTCGAGCAGCGAAACTGCCACGGTGCGCGCGGCCTTGAGGTCGCTGCGGTGGCCCAGGATGATGTCCTTGTTCATCTCGGCCGCGACGAGCACCGATTCCGTTACAGCTTGGTGCGCGTTGGTGCATTCCTGTTGCACCACCTGTTGCACGGACTGTTGCACCAGCTTGGCGTTGGTGGCTTGGCGGATGGCCTCGGTGAGGTCTTTGGTCCAGCCTTCGCGCTCGGCGCGGCGGGCGATGGTGGTGTGAGTGGGGCCGTGCTTGGCGGTGAGTTCACGCAGGGTGAAGCGGCCGGTCCGGTAATCGCGCTCAACAGCATCCCAGTCAGTTTTCTGCTTGGCGGGGGGTGCTGGTGGTGCCGCACTCTTGCGCGACTTGGGGGCCATGGCGAGAACTCCGAAAAAGAGCCCAGCCGGTTAAGGCTGGGCGCAACTCAATCCCTTGAGGAGACAAGCGAGCCCCGGCGGGACTCACTGGCTATTCAAAGTGGATTTCTCTCGGAGTCAACGGAGCGCGCGCGGGCTACGGCCCTGTGCTGCGACCGCCGCGCGCAAGGACGGCCTCATCCGCCATGAAGTCCAGCGGATCGTTGCCGTCGTAGCGGTAGATGCCTCTATCGGTGTGGATGAATGCCCACCAGGTCTGAGGCTTGAACTCGACCTTGGACTTCTGCTGGCCGCGCGTGAGCGGCTCCTTGCCAGCGATCACCAAGCCGTTGGCCGTGACGCGCAGGACGCGCGCCTTGAACAGGGTCGGCAGCATCTGCACCTTGCCGCTGTCCCCCATGAGGCTGGCAACCTGCATGGATTCGCCCCCGCGTGTCTGCACCTCCAGCAGCAGGTCGCCGGTCACGGGCGAGTGCGGCCTGGGAAGGCGGATGCCCCGGTCACGGGTGCGGTAGACGGTTGCGAGCATGATACTGGATAAATATACAGCACACGCTCTGTACGATGGCGACTTTACACAACCACGGAGGAGATGATGACCTTCCCGAGTACCCCCATGTGGCTAACCGTCCTGGCCGCGCTACTCACCCCCACAATTGCCGGCTTCGGTATCTACATCGCCTGGCGCCAAGCGCGCACTGCCCGCAACAAGCTGCGGCTGGATCTATTCGACCGGCGCTACGTCATCTATCGCGCTGTCGTAGAAACCATCGCGAAGGTGAACCGCCAGGGCTACCTTCTGGCCCCGGACCTGGAAGAATTTCTGCTCGCCACCCGTGGGGCACGCTGGCTGTTCGACGACGACATCGGAAAGTACATCGACGAGAAGATCTGGGTCAACATCAGGAAACTCATGGCGGAGTTGGCCGACCAGCAGGAAAACGAGACCGAGGACTACACGCCCCCGGCTCCCGGATACGACCGCATGCGCGATTGGTTCAAGGATCGGCAGGCCGAGGTCGATCACCGCTTCGCGCCGCACTTGGCCATGCGTGAGTGACGAGCCTCGCTTCGAGGCCACGCAGTACGCCTATACGGGCAGCCGATCGGTGCGCCCTGCATCTGCAGGCCCATGATTCAAGGTCTCGACGGGTGGCACGCGAATCAGGCTCTCGGCCTCTTCGGCACCACCACGAAGCCACGTGGACCAGTCTGCCCGCTCGATGGGCACCACAGCGCGCTTGTCCTGCTTGTCAGGCGGCAGCTTCGGATCGGGCTTGTGCATAAGGGCCAGCACCGGGTGGCCGTCGCAGTTCTGGGTCACCATCGTGTAGTTCAGCACCACCTCGCCCGTGTGCGGGTCGGTCCACTCGTCCCACAGACCAGCCAGCATCCAGGGCTCACCATCGGCGCGGCGGAAGCGCCACCAAGTGTTGAAGGTGGCCGCCATCGGGTCTGCATGGCTGATGCCCCAATAGGGCTCGTCGTACCAAGCGGCCGGAATGAGGCAGCGCTGACCACGCGCCCAGGCGCGCCGGAACGTCCACGCCGTCTTCATGCGCTCGCGGCGCGCGTTGTTGGTGCTCAGGCGAGTGCCGACCTTCTGGCCCGGCTTGGGTTTGGCGCGCGGCACGCGGTCCTCGGAGTCCGGCGGGATCATTCCCCACTGGCCCACCAGCACGCGGAGGCGATCCGGGCCGCCGGCCACGAACACCCCCGGCTTGAGCGGGGCGACGATGGGCTCGGCCCACGTCGGCTGCTCCCAGGAAAGCGCGTCATCCAGCCCAAGGAATAGTTCGAGCTGGTCTTCGTCCAACGAGCCGTAGATGTTGCACATTCCTCACTCCTCAGTCGATTTGACTGTGGCCCATGGCCCTCAAAGTCAACTTGAGTCGCTTAGAAAAATAGTCTTGTTCTTCCATCAAGACTGACACCTTCGCATGGAGCTCGGTGATTTTCGTGAATGCCTCCTGCCGCGAGTAGCCATCGCCAGTCATGCCCAAAATGCCGGCACCAATTTGGCCGCTGTGTATCTGCGTCATCAGATAGGTGATGTGCGTTTGATGGATTTCCACCTGCGCCACCGCTGCATTGATTGCCGCTGTGTAGCCCGCAATCTCGACGGACGCGCTCGCGCTCTCAGCCTGACGCCTCAGCGACTCATGAGCCTCGCGGAGTTCATGTCGTTGGATTTTTATCGACAGCCACAACAAGAACAGAGCTGCGAGCGCTACAACCGGATTGGCGAACCCACCCACGAAATCGCCCATTTGGCCCCATTGTTCAGGGAATGTGTAGGCGTCGCTGGTGAAGAAGCGCTTAAACAGCGGGCCACCAACGGCCACCACGAAAAGCACGGCTACAGCAAGCACGACATCTTCTTTGGCGATGCTCCACCGCCAGGAAATCTTTGGCTTTTTGATCGACATAGTCATCCCTCGTATTGGATAGCAGCAAGAATACTCGCATGAGCGCGCAAGCCCACCCCACGCTGCTGCGGCACCCAATCCTTGCGCCGCGCCGGATGCTCGGCGAGGAGGTGCTGCCCCTGGCACCGGAGGCCTACAAGGTGCACCGCACCGAGGCCGACTGGTGGGTGGTGATCGAGACGGAAACCGGCACAACGGTGTACGCTGGGCCTGGGCCTGTCGAAGTGGTCAGGTCACCCGCCCCCTGCTAGGAGATCCACGATGTCACGCGACGAGGAAAACGAAGACGACAACGACATGGACGAGCCAGAGTTCTGGCTGAACACCGACTTCCCACCGTTCCCGCCAGGCTTCAAGCCCACCGCCGAGGACAAAGAACGACTTGCCATGTGGGAAGCGTCCACGGAACAGAGCCCGCGGGGAGAGCGGACCTACCTGCGGCACCCCGACCCAAGCAACCGGGGCAAGACCCTCGACATGTTCCTGCACCTGCCACTGGACTACTACGTCGTCGACAAGTCCTCGGGCAAGGAGGTGGTCGTGCGCCACAAGGGCATCATCCAGCAGGAGATCTATCGCGGTCCTGGCCCTGTGGAGTTGATCCGCCGCAAGCCGTGAAAAAGCCCGCGCGATGCGGGCTTGTTTTCCTACGCCCCCCCGCCGGGGAGACTTCTTGCGATTCACAGCTTGGGGGCAGCACGGCCTTCGAGGTAAGAGGCTCGCCCGGGGCCGAAGCCCCGGGTTCGCCAAAACCCCTAGTGCCTCTCTCGGCGGGGTGTTATGTGGCGCTCCGATTTCCTTCCACCCGTCGGTGCCAGCGGGCGCACGTGAATCGTAGGCCACGTTCTCCGAATGTCAACGGTGAAAGCGGGGCCACGTGTATGGCGAGCATCAGGCCTTGCCGGCAGGAGTCTGCTTCACTTCAGGCGGAAAGAACTGCGACTCGTTGACGAGCAACGGTGCCTCGACCTTCTGGTTGTCCTCTGAGTGGTGCCCTCCAAGACCTTGCTCGCCCAACGTCTTGCGCAATCGTCTCTCGTAAAACGCCTTCGACCGCATTTCCTCTGCGATAGCCTGCTCCAACTTGCCCAGCGCATCCAGCGCTGGCACCAGGCTGAGGCCAGTTCCATCCACCTCGAAGATGGGGGTTCCATGACCCGCATGATTCGTCACCTGTTGAATGTAGAACTGGCGCTGGCCCTGCAGAATTTGCACCTGATCCTGACATGCACTGATGGCTGCGGTGTACCCGGAAAGTTCGGCCTGCAACCGTGCGCTTTCTGATTGTTGGGCCAGCACGTCCCTCGTGTCCGCGAGTTCTTTCTTTTGGAGCGTGATGGAGCGATACAGGAGGAGCAGCGCCGCAAAGGCCACGGTGGGGTTCAACAAACCGCCGATGTAGTCGCCGAACTGGCCCCAGGCACCTCCGTCTGATGCGACAGGCTGCCCAACAAAGTTCGCGATGTACACCGCCACCGTCGCGATCGCCATGAGCGCCACGAACGCCAACACGACGAGCTCGAACGTCACCCGACCGGCAGCCGCCTTCTGAGCGCGCGCGGTCGCCGCTCCAGCCTCAAACGCCGATTCCAAGGTCTCGCGCTGGATGCCGGCCTTGCTGCGCTGCAGCAGGTCGTCGATGATTTGCTCTTTGGTCATGGCTTCAACTCTACGGGAAAACCGCGCTCGCGCGCTTGGTTGGCAAGCCACTGCTCCTCGCTCAGCAGTTTGAACGCAACCGTGCGCATGTCGGCCAGGTGACGCTCGGTCGCGGCGAGCGATCCCGCGCTGCCCGTGCCCTCACTGGGTCGCAACCCGCAATGCCAGAGCTCGTCCATGAGTTGTTGCGCTGACGTCAGGTCGACCTCCATCAATGGATCGACCTGCACGGTCTCAGCATACGACGCCGGGAACACAGCGAGCCTCACCGGTCCAGCTCGAGCAACTGTGTCGTTTCCAGTTTCCTGCTCCAAGTAAATGCGGACCCCGCGGCCGAACTGCACGCGTTCACAGAAGAACTTCATTCCCTTCATCAACATGGGTCACTCCTTGGTTGAAAACTTGGGCATCTGGGCGGCGCCGTCGGACCGGATGTGGCCCAGCGCGACCAGGCGCTCGATGTGTCGGCGAGCCTTGGTCTTGCTCGACCTGCAGGCCTTCACCACCTCGGGGTGGCGCTCGATGTCGCGCGCGTGGGCCGGGCCGATCTCCTTCACGACGCGGCGCACGATCTCGATGGTTCCTTGAAGTCCTGGGGTGGTCATGCTGGTGTGGTGAGTTTCTTGAGGTGGGCGGGGTCGCAACGGGACTGCTTGACCATGGAAGCGCGTTGACTGGTGCTGCAGTCCGAGCAGAAATCCAGCGCGTGGTTGAACGCAGGGCTACCGTCCACCAACAGGATCACCTTGGGCTCACCCTTGTGGTTCTGCACCGCGGCGCCGCTCTTGAGGTACTCCTTCCAGGAAGCCCGGTTCAAGAAGCACGGCGGCGGTGGCGGCGCCAGGTCATCCACGGCGTCTGAGAGGTTGAGGCGGGGGCGGGTCAAGGCGTGGTCTCCTGCTGAGGGTAAAAAATGGCGTGAATGTCTGCGGTGCCCATGCCCGCGGTGCTGGCCAGCAGGCGCTCGAGTTCCTGCGCGCCCAGGCCGAGGGCCCAGTCGTTGCAGCGGGGCAGCAGGCGGTCGATGGCCAGGAGCCCGGCCTGGATGGCAGGCCGGTGGCGCTCCATGTCGCCATCGGCGGCGAGATCCCCGACGGCCTCGGCCATGCCGCGCACGATGCGGCTGTCGGGCTCGTCCGCGCCCACGCCACAGGCCGTTGCGGCGTGGGCCACCACGAACACCATGCGGCCCGCGCTGTTGACGAGGCGCGCGGCATTGGCGCCGTCCCAGGCCTGCAGGTCGGCGGCGGTTTTCAGCTCCAGCACCTGGCGGCGGATGCCGGCGCGCAGGATGGCGGCCGCAACCGGGTTGCGGTAGTCGGGGTGCCTGATGCGGCGGCGCTTCATGGCAAGAACCCGATGCGCGGCTTGGCCGGCTCGTCGACGGGCTGGCCGGTGACCTCGGCCACCACCTCATGCAGCCGGCGCACGGCTTCGACCTCCGGCTCCGGCGGCAGGGTTGTGATGCTGCCCACCATGTGCATGGGGTAGCTGAACTCTTCGTCGTTCACGTCGGGCTCCAAAGGGGCAAGTTGCGGGGCCACAGGCCCAGGGAAAGAACGAGGGCGCGCGTGCGAGCGGCCATGTCGGCCTCGATGCGGCGGCGCTCCTCTTTGGCATAGATGCGCTGGGTGCCGATCAGGTAGTGGCAGCCGGGGCGGTCACCGTCGGGCCCGCAGCCTGGCCAGCCCTGGCGGCAGTCGGTCTTGATGCCGGTGCCCTTCCCTTCGTCGGTATGGCAAAACTGGGAAGGTCCGGCGCGGCCGCAATGCGCGCAGGGGAACTGGCGCACGATGCTCATGTACCCCTCGTGCTGCAGCGCCTCATCTTTGGGCTGCGGTTCGGCCGGCGCGCTGGGCACCCTGACGATCACACCGCGGCGCTGGTCCAGCGGGATGGGCTTGTGCACCGTGCGTGCGCGCTGGATCACCGGGCGCTTGAAGCCTGATCGGATCATGCGGTCACCTCTTCCACGTACTCCAGCGGCGCGCGAGGCTTGCGTGCGGCGCGGCGGTAGGTGCGCATGTCGGTGAGGTTGTGGATCTCGCCGGTTTCGGGGTCGATCCACTGCTCCACGAACTCCACGCCCAGCTCGGTCACTGCGTATGCCGTCACGCGCTCGATGTACTCGGCGTATCCCTTGACCCCCAAGTCCTCGGTGCTCACGCGCACGCGGCGGCGCAGCTTCTTCCGCGTCATCGGGTTCACCGTCGTGACCACCTTGAAGCCCAGGAACTCGCTGCGGAAGTGCTCCTTCCACACCGCCATGTCGAACTTCTGGCCGTTGGGCTGGGCCTGGGCCGCAATGGTCTTGAGCACGTAGCCATGCAGGTAGCGGCGCTGCTTGTCGGTTTTCACATCCTCGGCCAGCCGCGCCCCGATCACCACCTGGCGACCCTCATGCAACTGCGTCTTGCACCAGGGCCAGAAGGTCTTGGCCACCACGGCATGGCCGTGGCTCTCGTTGAGCAGGATGACTTCGCGTCCGTTCATGGAGCCTCCAAAGGCAGCGCGAGCTGCGTGTCCTCGACCTGATGGCGCTTGGAGCGCATAGCCGGGCCCAGCGTGAGCACCTTGTTCGTGCCCTTGGCGGCGAGTGCGGTGAGGCCCGCGCGGCGCGCGCAGACTGGGCCCACGGGGTAGCCCGCGAAGAAGACCGCCGCGATCGACATCGGGCGTGTGCACAGGACGCAGCGCATACCCATGGTCAGGCCTCGCAGAAGTACGCGCTCGACGCCTCGTCGATCACAACAGCCCCCTTTGCATGGCGAACTTGACCTCGTCGGCGCTCAGCCCCGTTTCGCCAGCATCTGGGTCACGCGGCCAAGGATCTCGGCCGGGGTTGGGCGCCCAGGCCGACGGCAGATGGCGGCGAGCATCGCCTTTGCCTGCTGCTTCGAGGGGCTGGTACTGGCCACCACGCGCGCGGCGCAGTCCAAGCAGTTGGCGTTGAAGCCGCCCCAGTGACGCTGGGTCGAGGCGGTCGTGCAGTGTGTGCAGGGCATTCATGCGGCCTCCAAAAGGTCGTACTGCACGCGGCAGCTCGGTGACAGCCAAAGGGACTCGACGCGAGCTCGCGCGCCATCGGCATGGGCCGGCACATCCACACGACGCCAGTCCGAAAACAGTTCGTCATAGAGGTCGCTTCGGTAGCCACTCACGACCACCATCCCGACCAGGCTGCGCAGGCCTGCGATCAATTCGCCGTGTTGGCCATCGTCCAGTTCGTGCCGGTAGGCAGGCGCCCTGGTGCGCAGGCTCCGGGTCGAGTGCACGTATGGGGGATCGACGTAGTGGAGCGTCGTAGGCGCGTCGTGCTGGCGCATGCATGCCATGGCGTCCCGGTTCTCGATCACAACGCCGCGGAGCCGCTGAATGGTCATGCGGAGCGCGTCCGGGTAGTTCATCCAGTCATGGGCTGGGGTGGTGCCGGACCTATTGCTGTTGGAACGAAATCCCGTTGTCTGCCCGCTCGCCGCGGCACTGCCGAAGCCCATAAAGCTGCGCACCAGCGTCCGTCTCGCCTGCTCCAGCGGATCAGCGCTGGCCTGATAAGCCAGAACCAACTCGCTGCGGGCGAAGGGCGTCAGTTCGCACCGCAATGCGAGCGCTTCGCCGGCGTCACGCGCCACTCGGAACAGGTTGGCGATTTCGCCGTCCAGGTCGTTGTAAACCTCGGCCGCACTGCGAGGCTTGCGCAGAAGAACAGATCCCCCACCGCCGAAGGGCTCGCAGTAGACGCGATGGTTCGGAAAGTGGGTGATGATCCATGGCGCGAGCTTCCACTTGCCACCGTGGTACCGAACGAGGGGCCGCGAGTTCATGAGGCCCCCATCGCGGTGCCCTGCCCTGCAGCACAGGCCGGCGCCTGCCGGTCGAACCGACGGAGCACCGCCACCTCATCGCCACCGGCCAAGCCGACGGCCCTGGCCACCAGCACGTGCAGCCCACCCAGGCCCGCGTCGGTGCGCACCGCGCCGGCCGCCGCTCGCGTGGTGGCGTGGTAGCTGGCCATGGCCTCGGCGCGCGCCCGCGCGGTGTACGAGGACTTCAAGCCCTCGGCCATCTCGACCTTCATCGGCCCGCTGTAGGCCCGCCGTGGCTGGGTCGCCTTGCAAATGGCCACGAACTCGGGCAGCGTCGGCGGAAACTTCGGGTGGTCCACCTTGCAGCGCTCGGCGGCTTCGCGGACGATGTCACCGTCGAAGGCGCTCAGTTCCTTCTGCCAAACCACCATTGCGGACTTGATGCCCCGGTCCTTGCCGTCGACGCCCACGTCGCCCGTGTTGTAGCGGGCCAGCAGCAGCGTGCCGTACCAGGCGTGAAACAGCATGAACAGGCCCTTGACCGTGCCCAGGTCTTCCTCCTGCGGTAGCGCCGCGGCGCCGACGTTAACGCCCTGCAGGGCTTGGCTGATGTGCTTAGACATGGGTAGCTCCGTCGAAGATCGCGGCAGCAGCGCCGGCGTACTTGTTGCCCGGGCCTGCCGGGCGTGATTGGCTGGTGGTGCGCAGCGCGGCCTGGAGCCAGGACACGGGCTGCACGGGTTTGGCAGCGGCGCAGTCGTTGAGGGCCTGCACCACGGCGGCATCGCCGTGCGCCTTTGCCAGGCCGGCGAGCATCGAGCGCGCGTGCTTCTCGGCGACACCAGCAGCGGTGAGCAGCGGCACCCCGTTCGAGAACATCAGATCGCGGTCGGTCGGCGGCTCGCCGCCCGTTACGGTAGTAACGGAATTGGTATGTGACTGTGACTGTCCATCGTTTTGCGAAGCGTTGGCCATACCATTTGCCATGGCATTTGCCATCGGTTTGCCATCCTTTTGCCAGCGCTTTGATGCTCCGTTTTTGCCTGCTTCGCTACGCTTTTTGCTGACCGCCTGGGCACGCATGACCTCTTGCAAGCCACGCTTGTGGGTGACCTTCCCATCCTCGGAGACGATGAACTTCGCCAGCAGCTTGTCCTTCATCGCGCGCCATTTGGGCTGCGTGAGGCCCGCGATGGTGGCCATGTCCTGATCGGTGCCGGTGAGCGGCTTACCCTTCTCGCGCCAGCACGCCATGAGCAGCAGCATGTAGGCGCCGTGCTGCTCGGTCGTGAAGCTCATGGTGTCGGCCATGTACTCCCCGATGTAGAGCGGCATCCAGATGTCGGTCTTCTTGCTCACGTCAGAGTGCCCCACCCTGCTCGTCGAGCAAGCACGACAAATGCGAAGCCAGCCTGCGCCGCCACAACGCCGTTGCCGACGCACTTGAGGCGCTGGGCTCGGCTTTCGTCCATTGCGAAGGCCATCCCATCAGCCACTCCCCGAAAAGCGGGTTCAAGCGCTGGGGCGAGGTGGGGGGCAGTTGCGAGGATGCCGGGCCATTGAGGGTCGGACGGTCCAGGCGCGAAGAATGGGAGAACACCCCCGTCTCCGCTGCGTGGCTCAGGCTCGCCCCGCCATTGCGCGACGGTAGGTCGTGTCCTTTGTGGTCCCGACTCGCCGGGGTGGGCCATTGTGCTGTCGCAGCAGACAGCGCCATGCCGTTGTCCCGGCTGTTTTGCTGCATCGCCTCCGTCGCCCTTGGCGTTGGCCATTGCGCTGCCATGCTCGGAAGCATCAGGTCGCCTTTGCTCCCCGCCTGGTTGGGGCCGCCCTTCGTGCCATCCGTGCTGCGCGGGGTGGGCCAGGCATCCGCCTGGGTGCGCAGATTCGGCGTGCCCTGCTGGCCTGCCGTCAGGCTCGGGCCCGTCGTGTCGCTCTGCGTCGGCGTGGCCCACTGGTTCGCCTGCCCGGTCAGCGTCAGGCGCTCCGAGCCCTCCTGCCCCCGATCGCGCGTGTACTCGTTGCCCTGCGCATTCGAGACGCTGGGGGTCATCCAGTGCAGCGACTGCGTGGCCAGATCGTTGCCGGCTTTCGGGTTCGCTCCCATGTGCGCGCTGCGGTCGCCCCGCTTCATCATGCTGGCTTCCGGCGTTGCCCACCCGTCGCCATGCAAAGCAGAACCACCTCGCGCGGCCGTGGCTGGCTCCAACGTCGGACGCTGGAAGAGTGATCCACTCCGCATCCCACCCGCGGTCGGAAAGTTCCCCCAGGACGCGGGCGGCCGCGCGTTCGAGTAGGCGTCCATCTTCTCCACCCACAAGAGCAGTTCCGTGCTCAAGGGCGTGGGCGGCATGGTCGGCGGCGCCGGCTTCGTCCACAACGGTGGCTGTGGCAGAAGCGATGCCTGCAACATTCTCCAGAAAGAGGCTCCACGCATCGCAAGCGTCGGCGATGTCCAGGATGTCGAAGAAGAGTCCCGACCGCTTGCCATCGAGGCCAGCACGCCGGCCCGCCAGGCTGAGGTCTTGGCACGGGAAACCCGCAGCGATGCAATCCACTGCTCCACGCCAGCGTCGAGCGTCGAAGGTGAGCAGGTCGGACCAGACAGGAGCATCGTCCAGGCTGCCTTCTTGGCAGCGAGCTGCAAGGGTCGCGGCTGGATAGGCTTCCCGCTCCACGAGACAGACGGTGCGAGGCGTGTAGCCCAGGTGGGCGAGCCCGGCTCGCAGTCCTTCTCCAAGCATGCCCACTCCGGCACAGATTTCGATGGTGTGTAGAGCCAGCTCACGCACACCCCTCTCCTGCCCGATAGGCCGGCTTGTAGCTGCCGTTGCTGGATGCCGCGCGGAGAATGCCCGCCGGCTCGATGATGTGGCGCTTGAGCGCCACCTTGGTGACCTGGCCCCAGGCGCGCAGCTCGGGCGGAGCCGCGAGGGAACACGCGATCGACGCCCTCGCCTGCTCGATGGTGAAGGGCCCGTTGGCGGCGCGCGCGAAGGCCGCGAGCTTGATCAGCGCCTGTTCGATCCAGCCCGGCGCGGTGCGCTCAGCGTGCGCAGCGGCGCGGCGAATCCCGCGCTGTGCCCGACGCTCGGCAGCGTGAAAGTCGAATGCGGCTTGCATCACGCCCCCCTGGTTGCGGGTTGGCGCTTCTTCTCAAGCAGGGCGTCTCGGAACGCGGGCCATGCCGGCCGCGTTGCCTTGTTCATGCCGACCCACCGGTTGTATTCCGGCGTGCTGAAACGCTGGTCAGCAGCGAACACCGAGCCCGCCTCCACGCGCGCGGCAAGGTCGAATGGGCTGCTCATTCCGATGTCCCTCCCGCAGATTCCGCGAGCAGCGGATTGCCGCGCAGCGTGCGGTGCAGGAGACTGGCCTTCCTCAACTGCTCACGAACATGCACATGCAAAACCGACACCACATAGCTGTTGCGATCCTGACCTTCGGAGAGCGCCAGCGCGTCGAGCGCGTTGGCCAGCTCGGCCGGCGCGAGACCGCGCAGCTCTACCTTTTCGGGGCCGCCCTGGCTGCGGGCGAACATGGGGACGGGCACGTCGCTCATGGGTCAGGCCTCCGCAGTGGTTTGCCTGAGAACGCCCCACTCCACGTCGGGCCGGAGCCGCTCACAGCGCACCCCGGTGATGCGCTCGATGGTTGGGCAGTATTTCTCTGGCACCTGAGTCAGGCGCCAGGCCTTGACGGCGGAGGTGGACGGCGCTGCGACCGCCTCGGTGAAGGCATTGAGCCCACCCGCGAGTGCGATGGCCTCATTGAGGGATTGCTTTGGGTCCATGCGCCCATTCTAGCTAGATTTTCTATCTTTGCAAGAATATCTATCTCTAGCATGGTGCCATGCAGACCAAAGACGTGATCAAGCACCACCGCGCGAGGTTGAAGCTCACCGAGCAGCAACTGGCCGACCGCATTGGTGTTTCACGCGGGTCCATCCAGCAGTGGGAGAGCGGAAAGACTGCCCCGAAGCGCGCAAACCAAGAAGCGGTTGCGCTGGCGCTCGGCATCACGGTGTCGGAGCTGCTCGGCATTGAGCCCGCGTCCATCACCACGTCCAAAGTCCGCATGAGCATGGGTGGTGGCAACACCGAAACCTTGACCATCCCCGATGGCGTGCCGCTGATCTCGTGGATTCAGGCTGGCTGCTGGGCCGACATCGCGGACCCTTACGCGCTCGGCGAGGCCGAGGACTGGCTGCCCTGCCCCGTCAAGCACGGCCCGCGCGCGTACTGCCTGCGCGTGCGCGGCGACAGCATGTACAACCCCGGCGGCCGCCCCAGCTACTCCGACGGCGACATCATCTTCGTAGACCCCGACCGCGAGGCCAAGCATGGCGACCGCGTGATCGTGCGCCTCGATGACCACCAGGAAGGCACGTTCAAGCAGTTCCTCGTCGAGGACGGCAGGAAGATGCTCAAGGCGCTCAACCCAGAATGGAAGCCGCGCTATGTCGAGATCAACGGACATGCCTCCATCACCGGTGTGGTGATCGGCAAGTGGGTACCCGAATAATCAACAACAGCACAGGAGCAACTGCGATGCGTACCACCCTCACCCTGCTCGCCATGGCCGCCAGCCTGGCGGCATGCACCACCACCACCGGCGTCGTGCCGATCGGCGACGGCATCTTCATGCTGTCAAAGCAGGAGACCATGGCGTGGTCAGGAGGCAAGGTGAAGGCCGAGCTGTACGCCGAGGCGGCGGCTCATTGCAAGAAGCTGGGTAAAGAGATCTCGCCAGTGGGCGACACATCGCAGGACGCGACCATGACCAGCTACGCCAGCGCTGAGATCAAGTTCCGCTGCAAAGGCTGAGGCCCTCACGCCTCGCTACGAACCGCCTTCGGGCGGTTTTTTTTCGTCTGCGCTCTACCGCCCGTCGCAAGTTTTTCTGTGCGATAGAAAGTTTTTCTTGCTAAAGCTAGTTTTTCTATCTACACTGCATTCCATCCACAACGGAGATGGAAATGCGAGACGAGCAAACAACCACAGCGACCGAGTTACACGGCGCAGATACGAGGGAAGTGCTGGCGCACGCGCTGGCCGGTGACCTCGTGCTGCAGCCGCTCGAAGAGAGCGAAGACCAGCGCAAGCACCGCGTGCTGGGCCCCGAGCACGGCCTTACCTGCGCCAACCGCGCAGAGCGCCGCTGCATCGAAGCGAAGCGCATCGCCGCCGACCTGTCCTACAGCCACTTGAAGGCGTCCGGGCGGTTGCGCGAAGAGGAAGACCACCGCGCGCTGGCCGCCCAGGTGCAGTTCGGAGACGCACGGTGAGCGCCGCCCGCACCTCCGCACAGGCGCGCGCCACCTACAAGCTGTGCCACCGCTGGATGCGCAAGCTGCTCGCTGCTGGCCACCCAGTCCCTACGGTTCCGCCAACGCGCTCCGGTGCGCCGTGGCTTGCTGCTCGCGCGGCTCTGAGCACGCGGATTGCGCAGACGGGTGGTCAGGCATGAGCGCCGCACTGACGCAGGGCCGCTTGGTTGCCCACGCGCTGTACGCGGACTCGGAGATCCGTGACGAACAGGACACGCTGATCGCGGTCGTGCCTCGCTATCGGCATGACATTGCCCGCCGCCTCGTTTCCTGCTGGAACTCCTGCGACGGCATCCAAACCGAGCTGCTCGAACAGATCCCGGGAATCGCTGGTGCCACGGTTCCGTACCGCGTCCTGCGCGCTGAGCATGCCACGCTGCAGACCGACCGCGACCTCCTCCTGCTGGAGCGCGACATGTTGCGCGATGCACTTCAAGGCATGGTCGATTCGTATGAACACGAGGGTAGCGCCAACAACCCTAGCCTCTTGAGGGCGCTCGAAGTCCTGGGCGAGGTCACCGTCCCGCGCGTGGTCCTGCCCGCTGAGGCCGTCGCCGCCGGTGCTGCCCTCGACAGCGAATCCCTCGAACAGGGAGAGCCCGCATGAGCGCGCAGCACACGCCAGGCCCATCACCAGAGCACTTTGAAATGATGCGTGGCGCTCTGGACCACATCGCTCGCACTGCTCGCCGCAGTCGCACTTCCACGCGCCGCCTGCGCTGGATCGAGCACCGTGCAGAAATGGCGATCAAGGGCGAACGCTACGACGACGAAGCATTTGACCTACCGAAGTCGGCCGGACCGAACACGGTCGCGAACTTGGAGAGAAAGATTGGCCTGTTGTTGGGCCAGCGCATGGAGCTGCTGGAGGCGCTGGTAGCGCGTCAACAGGTCGACAAGGCATACGCCAATTTGGCGCTGATGGAAGTGGACGAAGACGAGCACGAGCGGCTTCTGAGCGATATCGAAGATGCGGAAGAGGCGGCGAAACAGGCCTCTCGCGCCGCCATCGCCCAAGCCAACGGGAGCGCGCCATGAACGTGCACGTCCACGTCACCGCGACGTGGAAGCGGATGCGCAAGGCCGCCCCACTCCCGCAGGTCGAGTGCACCCAGCAGGACTCGCTCCACTGGCGCGCGGGCTGGTGGCAAGGCATCGCCGTTGGCTTCGTCATCGGCCTTGGTGCCGCAGTCGTGGTGCTCGCATGACCTCGAACCAGATCGTCTACGCGTCGTGCTGCATCGCGCTGGCACTCCTCCTCTCTACCCCTCACTTCTGGCAATGACCATGACCCAGCAACCAGTCGAGTACCGCTCTCCTATCGAGCGCGACGCGCTCGCGATCTCTCAGGAACTGGGCGACCAGCAGCCCGCCGATCCGCCCGCGCCCACCCAGGCCCTGGCCGTGGATATCGCCCTCCCCAATGACGGCCGCTGGACGGCAGCCACCACCGCCTACCGCATCCACCGGCCCGCCGGCGTGCGAAAGGCCCTCGCCCAAGCCTGGCAGGCCCTCGCCCGCCGCCCCTTTATCACCAACCAGAAAGCAGCAGATGAGCAGCACTGAAATCGCACCCGCCCAGGTCGGTCAGTTCGACCTGAGTCCCAAGACCTTCGAGCAGGCCCTTACGCTGGCCGACTACCTCGCCGACAGCACCATGGTCCCCAAGGACTTCGTGGGCAAGCCGGGCAACTGCCTGATCGCCATGCAATGGGGCATGGAGGTGGGCTTGAAGCCTCTGCAGGCGATGCAGAACATCGCCGTCATCAACGGTCGGCCCTCGATGTGGGGCGATGCTGTGCTCGCCCTCGTGCGCTCCAGCCCGCTGTGCGAGTACGTCATCGAGACCGACGACGGTCACACAGCCACATGCCGCGCGAAGCGGCGGGGCGAGCCTGAGCAGGTCAGCACGTTCGACATGAACGACGCGAAGACCGCAGGCCTGCTCGGCAAGGCCGGCCCGTGGACCCAGTATCCGAAGCGCATGCGCCAGATGCGTGCGCGCTCGTTCCGCCTGCGCGACTCCTTCCCCGACGTGCTCAAGGGCATGGCGGTCACCGAGGAGCTGCAGGACTTGCCCAAGGACATGGGCATGGCCGACGAGGTGGGCGCTCCGCCGCCTCCCCCTGCGCCGCCGCCGAACAAGCCGGAGCTGCCGGACTACCCACAGAAGGACTTCGACGCAAACCTGCCCGCCTGGCGCGGCGTGATCGAGAGCGGCCGGAAAACCCCCGAGGCGCTGATCGCCATGTTGTCCACGAAGGGCGTGCTGTCGGAAACGCAGAAGGATGCGATCAAGAAGCTGGCCCCGATCGAGAACGGCGCCGGCTCCGCCACCGGGCCCAGCACCACCGATGCCACCACCGAAGGAGCGGGGAAATGAAAACCATCGAACTGATCCAGGGCACGCCGGAATGGGTCGCCCACCGCGCCCAGCACTACAACGCCAGCGATGCGCCGGCAATGATGGGCTGCGGCCACAAAACGCGCACCGAGCTGCTTCACGAAAAGCACGTGGGCTTCGAGCGCGATGTGAGTTCCTTCGTGCAGGAGCGCGTGTTCGACCCTGGCCACCGCTTCGAGAGCCTTTCGCGCCCACTCGCCGAGAAGATCGTTGGCCAGGAGCTTTACGCCGTCACCGGCACCAACGGCAAGCTGTCAGCCTCATTCGATGGCCTGACCCTGCTGGAAGACATCGCCTTTGAGCACAAGACGCTCAACGACGAGCTCAACGAGGCATTCGACCAGATCGACACGATCGCACCGGCCCAGCGCGACTCAGCCGGCGGCCGCGAGCTGCCCAGGAAGTACCAGGTGCAGATGGAACAGCAGTGCATGGTCGCCGAGTGCAAGCGCGTGCTGTTCATGGCGTCGAAGTGGTCAGACGATGGCGAGCTGATCCAAGAGCGCCACTGCTGGTACGAGTCCAACCCTGCTCTGGCGGAGCAGATCCGCAAGGGTTGGGAACAGTTTGAAGCCGACCTCGCCGTCTACGTGCCGGTCGAGGTGATCGACAAGTCAGTGGCCAAAGCCGTTACCGACCTCCCTGCGGTGGCCGTCCAGGTGACCGGCGCGCTCATGGTGCGCGACAACTTCAAGGTGTTCGAGGCCGCGCTGCGCAAGTTCATCGACACCGACCTGATCGAGAAGCCGCAGACCGACCAGGATTTCGCGGACCTCACCCTGCAAATCGCCGCCCTCAAAAAGGCGGAAGCCGCACTGGACGCAGCCGAGGCCAACATGCTGTCGCAGGTCGAATCGGTGGACGCCATCAAGCGCACCAAGGAAATGCTGCACAAGCTGGCGCGCGACAACCGGCTGGCATCCGAGAAGAGGCTGGAGGCGCGCAAGGTCGCCATCAAGGGCGAGATCGTGGCCGAGGGGGTGACGGCCTTCCGCGAACACATCGACGCGCTGAACACCCGCCTGGGCAAGCCCTACATGCCCCCGATCGCGGCCGACTTCGGCGGCGTGATCAAGAACCTGCGGACCGTTGAAAGCCTGCGCAACGCGGTCCAGACCGAGCTGGCGCGCGTGAAGATCGCCGCCAACGAAACCGCCGATCGCATCGACACCAACCTCAAGCACCTGCGCGAGACGGCATCGAAGCACATCTTCCTGTTCTCGGACACGCCCACCATCGTGCTCAAGGCGCCCGATGACCTGCAGGCGCTGGTGGCAAACCGCATCAACGCGCACGAACAGGCCGAGCAGAAGCGACTCGAAGAGCAGCGCGAGCAGATCCGCAAGGAAGAAGCCGAGCGCCTGGAGCGCGAAGCCCGCGAGCGCCAGAAAGCCGCAGATGCCGAAGCCGAGCGCCTGGCCAGGGCCACGATCGCTGCAGCCGCAACGCCATCACCGGCGCCGGCCCCGGCGGCACCGTCCGCCTCACCCGCAGCGCCGCCGCCCGTGGCTTTGTACACCCGGACCACCGCGCGCGCCCCGGCAGCCGACCTGTTCCCGCCGAAGGAAGACGAGAAGCCCACCATGAAGCTGGGCGACATCAGCGCGCGCCTGGGCTTCACGGTGACCGCCGACTTCCTCGCCGAACTCGGCTTCGCCGCCACCGTCGACCGCAATGCTCGCCTCTACCGCGAGTCGCAGTTCGAGGCCATCTGCCTCGAAATCATCCGCCACGTCCAGCAGGTTGCCCAAGCGCAGCCGGCCTGATTTTCCCGGGCAATACCCGCCGGTGCCTCCATACCTCCTCCCTCCCCTTTGCCGGCGGGTGCCCTTTTTCTTTCTCAACCACCACCAGGAGCATTCATGACCATCACCGCTCGTCCCACCCTGACCATCGAACTGCAGCCCTGCGACTCGTCGCAAATCTCCGGCTTCGGATACCACGCTGAGTCCAAAACTCTCGCCGTGAAGTTCGCCCATGGCGGCGCGGTCTACCACTACTTCGACTTCCCCCAGGAGCAGTTCGACGCGATGCTGGCGGCCGAGTCCAAGGGCAGCTTCTTCGGCAAGGTCATCCGCAACAAGTACGCCTTCGAGCGCCAGCCCGACGGCACCGGCGTGGTGTTCGGACTGACCCAGGGCCAGGAGCCGAAATACACCGCGTCGAGCAAGACGGGCCGCCTGGTCAACCGTTCCACCGGCCAGCCCATCCCCGACGACGAACCGGTTTTCGTGCTGCGCGCCCAGGACATCTACGCGGTGCCGCTGCTGCACGCCTACCTGTCGATGGTCAAGGAAATCGACCACTCCGTCGCTGTGCGCGACCGCATCACCGCATTCGAGGACTTCGCCCTGGCGAACCCCGCGCGCATGAAGGAACCCGACGCCATCTCGCTCGCCGCGGCCTGATTTTCCGGCGGCCCTGGCACCCCATCCCTGCCGAACCACCACTACGCCAGGGCCGCCCTTTTCTCTCACAACACATAGGAACCACCATGGGAATCATCGTCATCTGCCTCATCATCGCCATGATCGCTTGGGGCATCGGGATCTTCGCCTGGCTGCAGGCGCGGGCCCACCGTAAGCACGAACAGGAATACCGCACGCGCGAACGTTCGGATCTCGCTGACCAGTCACGTGACGCCGCCGACGGCTTGGGTGTCATCGCTAAGATTGCTTTCAGCGCCGGGCTCGTGGTGCCACTCGCGGTCCTCGTGGTGGCGTCCTTCACCATCATCGGCACATCTCGCGTTGGTGTGGTCACCACCTTCGGCAAACCGCACCCGGAGGTGCTGCACGAGGGGCCTCACTTTGTGTTGCCCGTGAGTTCGGTGCACGAGGTCTTCACAGGGCTCGACACGGCGGCTGCCAACAAGATGAGCGCCGCTTCCAAGGACATGCAGGCGGTTGGCGGATCGGTCACTGTGAACTACGCAGTGGACCCGGCAAGGGCGCGCGACCTGTACATCCTCAACCCGACGCTCTTGTATCGCCAGAGCTTCATTGAGCCCGCGCTGTTCGAGACCTTCAAGGCGGTCACCTCGCGCTACACCGCCGAGGAGCTGATCACCAAACGTGCAGCAGTCTCCGCAGAGTTCATCGAAGCCTTGAAGATCAAGCTGGCCCAGTTCCACGTCCGCGTGCAGAACGTCAACATCACCGACTTTGGTTTCAGCAAGGCCTTCGACGAGGCGATCGAGGCCAAGGTCACAGCCACGCAACGCGCCGAGACCGCAAAGAACGACCTGGAGCGAATCAAGTTCGAGGCCCAGCAGACGATCGAGCGGGCGAAGGCCGGGGCTGAAACCATCCGCATCCAAGCCGAGGCGATCAACAAGCAGGGCGGCCAGGCCTACGTGGACATGAAGGCCGTCGAGAAGTGGGACGGGAAGCTGCCCCAATACATGATGGGCGGCAACAACGCCACGCCTTTCATCCAGATCAAGTAGGCGGTGGCCATGTTCAAGAACATCGTGATCTACCGCATCGCGCCCGGCTGGGCGCCCTCGCTGGAGGATATGGAAGCCGCGCTCGACGCAGCGCGGTTTGTGGCCTGCGGCGCGACCCAGGACAAAGCGGTGGGCTGGGTGGAGCCGCGCGGCGAGGCCCATGGCCCGCTCGTGGAGTCCGTCGCTGGCCAGCGCATCCTGAAACTCCAGATCGAGTCCAAGTCGGTGCCAAGCGCCACCGTGCGCAAGAAGGCCCAAGAGGACGCCGACCACATCGAGGCCACCACTGGCCGCAAGCCCGGCAAGAAAGAAATGAAGGCGCTGCGCGAGGACGCGCTGCTGGCCCTGCTGCCCCAGGCCTTCCCCCGTGCCGTGAGCGTGCTGGTGTGGCTCGACCTGCAGCGCGGGTGGCTGGTTGCCGACGCGACGAGCCAGGGCAAGCTGGACGAGGTGGTCACCGCACTGGTGCGAGCCTTCGACGGCCTCGCGCTCACGCTGCTGCAAACCGACTGGACGCCCACGGGAGCCATGACGCAGTGGCTGTCGGCCACCAGCCCCGATGAATGGCCGGAAGGCTTCGCGGTCGAGCGCGCGTGCGAGCTGCGCTCCAGCGACGAGGAAATGTCGGTGGTGAAGTTCAACCGCCACAACCTGGCGATCGACGAGGTGCGCAAGCACATCACCGAGGGCAAGCTGCCCACCCAGCTCGCAATGAGCTGGGAAGGCCGTATCGGCTTCGTGCTCACCGACGCGCTCCGCCTCAAGAAGCTCAACTTCCTGGAGGGCGTGTTCGCCGACCGGGCGGAAGACGCCGAGTCGGGCTTCGACGCGGACGTGGCCCTGTCCACCGGCGAACTGCAGAAGCTCATCCCGGCGCTGATCGAGGCGCTGGGCGGCGAAATGGCCTTCGGCGCGGCCGCCTCCGACCAGCCGGCGGCCGCGAAAGACGAGGACGAGTTGATCGAGCAGGCCCGCGCCCTCGTGGTCAAAGGTCAGCGCGGCAGCATTTCCTACATCCAGCGGCACCTGCGCATCGGCTACAACCGCGCGGCCCGCCTGTTGGAGTCGCTCGAAACGATGGGCGTGGTTTCGGCCATGGCGTCGAACGGCGGCCGCACCGTGCTCCAGAAGGGTAGTTCCGCATGAACCGGCAACTCCCTGATGAGAAGGTGAAGGCGGGACTGGCATTCGCCATGGATGCGGTCCAGCGCATCCCAACGAATGATCGGGAAGCACTCGAAGCCCACATCACGGGCGTGCTTGCCGTTTTCATGGGGGCGATGTGGGGCACCCTCGGAACTGAGTTCGCACGCGGCTTCATCGAAGCTCAGTTGCGAAGCATGCAACCCGGCGTCGAGTTCGACCGCTTCACGAAGCCGAGGGTGCAGTGAGCACGAGCACCATCGAGACTAGCCTGGCCATCTGCCGCATTGCGCGGTGGCCCTACTACCGAGTGCGCACCTTGGGCGCGCGCGCCAGTGCGGAGCCGGGCGAACTCGTCGTGCCCATCAGCCTGCGCATCGACGACGCGCTGTTGCGCCGCAAGACGGCAACCGTCGTCGTCAACATCCCCACCCCAGACACCCCCACCGCCGAGGTAAAGGCATGACCTTCGCACGCGACATCACCAGCGATTTCACGAAACAGACCGAGCAGCATCAAATGATCGTGCTGCGGGATGACGGTGTCTATCGCCATATCCGCTTCAAGCGCCCGGGCACGATGTGCATGCACTTCGATTTGATCACCTGGCCGGGCTACCTCTGCTACACCGGTGACATGGGCACCTTCGTGTTCACCCGGCTGCAGGACATGTTCCAGTTCTTCCGCCGCAGCGACGACGACCGCCGGTACCGCATCGACTTCCGCTACTGGGCCGAGAAGGTTGAAGGGGCTGACAAGTCCGACCAGGTGCACCGGTTCAGCGACGAGCGCTTCCGCGCCGAGGTGCGCGACTTTTTCGAGCAGCGCACCAGCGACGAAGTCTGGAGCGACGCGGCCAAGGCCGATCTGTGGAAGCGCATCGAGGACGAGGTGCTGTACGAACTCGAAAACGACGGCGAGCACGGCGCCTGGGTCGCGCTGCGCCAGTTCGACCACGACAAGCAGTGGTTCTTCCAAGACTGGGAGCGCTCCTGTCGCGAGTTCTCCCACCGGTTCTTGTGGTGCTGCCATGCGCTGGCGTGGTCGATCAGTGTCTACGACGCCGCGAAATCCGCCCCCGTGACGGTCACACCCGCGCCTGCCTTGATCACGCTTCCAGTCGTCGACTCCATGCCGGGGGCACCGGCATGAGCGCGAACAGCAAGATCGAGTGGACGGACCACACGTTCAACCCGTGGATCGGTTGCACCAAGGTGTCACCGGCCTGCGACCACTGCTACGCCGAGGTGAGCACGGCGTCGCGCGCCCTGGGCGTGGTCTGGGGCGCTGGTCAGCCTCGCCGTCGCACCAGCCCAGCCAACTGGTCCCTGCCTCTGCGTTGGAACGCCCAGGCCGAAGCCTTCCAGGCCCAGCACGGCCGCCGCCAGCGCGTGTTCTGCGCCAGCCTGGCCGATGTGTTCGACAACGAGGTGCCCGACGAGTGGCGCACAGACCTGTTCCGCCTCATCGAGGCCACGCCAAACCTTGACTGGCTCCTGTTGACGAAGCGAATCGGCAACGTGCGGAAGATGGTGGGGACGCCATGGCTTGCGGCAGGGGGGTGGCCCAAGCACCTGCGCCTTGGTATCACGATCTGCAACCAGACCGAAGCCGAACGCGACGTGGCCAAGCTGATCGAGCTGTACTGCCCGAACTTCCTGAGCATCGAGCCGCTGCTGAGTGCCATCAACCTGCGCAGCCTGCCCTATGGCGAGGGCGAAATTGATTGCTTGAAGCCGGACCTGTGGGAGACCGAGATCGAGAACTGGCGCGACACCAGCGACGACTGGGAGGAAGACTTCGAGGACTGGTACGGCGTGCCGATCGCTGATGCCGTGGGCCCGATGCATGCCCGCATTGATTGGGTGATCGTCGGTGGCGAAAGCGGCACAGCCGCACGCCCCATGTCCCCCGACTGGGCCCGAAGTCTTCGCGACCAGTGCGCATTCACCGGCGTCCCGTTCCTGTTCAAGCAGTGGGGCGAGTGGCTGCCCATGCTCGGCCAGGCCGAGGGGGTGCCGGTGCGCGAGAAGACCACCACGCCTGACGGCTGGGTCATGGGCCACGCAGGCAAGAAGGCGGCGGGGCGCCTGCTCGACGGTGTGCAGCACGACGGCTACCCCGTCACATCGCAAGGCACGCCATGATCAAGATCCATACGGTGAGCCATGCTCGGAAGGCCTGCGCAACGGCGCGGCATGCGCGCGCCCATCGCTCAATTGCGGTAGCGGCGCAGCGCGCGGCGGGGGGTTTTGGTCGTTTTCTTTTGCTCATGGGCTGGAATGTCGGTCTGATCGGGCGGCGGGTCTTCGTGTGGTTTTTCCGGGCTGGTGCCAGTTTGCTGTCACGACCTGGAGATAAGCGCACGGCCTCGCTGCTAGGTCTGATCGCCCAGGCTGCCATGCTTGGCACGGAATCGCCTATCCGTGGAGGTGCCCGATGACCGAGCGCCCCATCCTCTTCCAAGGCGCCATGGTGCGCGCCATCCTGGACGGCTCGAAGACCCAGACGCGGCGGGTGGTGAAGCCAGTTGGAAACGACGGCGGGTTTGTTCTGGTGGAACAGAAGGACGGCACGCTGTGGCCGCACCGCAGCGACGACGGCGAGTCGTGCTTTGTGACACGCCGCGAGCGCGACGGCGACTACCTCGACGACATTCCCATGCGTTGCCCCTACGGCCAGCCCGGCGACCGGCTGTGGGTGCGCGAGGCGTGGCGAGTGGCAAAGAAATGGGACGGCACCGCCCCGCGGGATCTACCGCCGCGAACCATGACGGTCGAATACGAGGTCGGAGGCTATGCCTGCAACAGCGCCTTCGCTGGCGGCCAGTGGACGGCATCGGAGGACAACAGCCCACGCGAACACCCTGAGTGGGTTGGCAAGCTGCGCCCCAGCATGTTCATGCCCCGCTGGGCGAGCCGCATAACGCTGGAGATCACCGGCGTGCGCGTGGAGCGCCTGCAGGACATCAGCGAGGCTGACAGCCAAGCCGAGGGCTGTGCGCCCGCATGGCTCGACGCTGACGACAACGAAACCGTGCATGCGGACGCACCCCCAACCTACCGGCAAGGGTACGCACGACTCTGGCGCGACATCAATGGCCCCGGCTCGTGGGGAGCAAATCCCTGGGTGTGGGTGTACGAATTTTCAAGGAGCAATGCATGAGCACCGAACTGAAAAACACTGACATGCAGATCGGCGGTCGGTACAACTGGCGCAACCAGCCAGAGCGCCTGGTCTACCTCGGCAGGAACTGGAGCGGCTACGGCTACTGGCACCAGTTCGCTAAGGTCGAGGAGCCTCACAAGGTCTGGTGCGAAGTGCTGGATGACCAGATCGCCTCCTTCGAGGCCAGCAAGGCCGAGCACGCAGAAGCGCCCTTCAAAAACTGTGACTGGTGCGACACGCCCGGGGCTTGCCGCGAGCATGAGGGCCGCTATTGCGCAAGGAAGCCCACGGCCAGCGCTGCGGGGGAGCGGGAGGCGTTCGAGGCTGCAGCACGCGAGGAATGGGACGGCAAGAGCATCCCGCACAACGCTTGGATTGGCTGGCAGCTTCGCGCCGCCCTCGCCAGCAAGCAAGAGGCGCAGGGTGGGCAGACCTCCCGTCCGGACACTGTGAAGATTCCAACTGGAGAAGATGAGGCAGCGCTTATGGCGTTGCTTGGGTTGAACTGGCTGGAGCGGCATGCCCCCGCGCGGTTGCGAAGCATGGGAACCCGCGCCCCCACACCGGCTACCCCAGCGCAGGCCGAGCAGGCAGAAGCGCAGCGCGGACCTCACGAGCCTCTGGCGATCTCGTCTGCGCCTGAGCACATCTGGCTCGATCTTGGGTTCGACCCATGGGAAGAGGACGCCCATTTCTCCAACCTGCGTGAAGTCACCTGGAGCGAGGACAACGCGACCGGCCACGGCATCAAGTACGTTCGCGCCACCCCGGCGCAGGCCGAGCAGAAGCCGATGGACTATCTGCACCGATTTATGGGCAAGGGGAGCGGAATTGTTCGCCGGTTCTACAACGGTGAGGACCAATCCGTAGTCGATGCTGGCGCATGGATTCAGGAAGCGAATCAGCTTCTTCAGTTGCTCGCCGCCTCTCCACCAGCACCGCAGCCCGAGCGTGTGGCGCTCACCGATGAGCAGGACACTGCCCCCGTCATCATCGCTCCGCATCCGGCCCTGCAACACGCCTTGTTCTGCTATGCGACCGGGACGGACGGTGCCGCCGCCATCTTGCTGCGAGGTTGGGATGCACTTGTTGCCCAGGTCGAAGAGGAAGTGGCTTGCCATCCCGATTCCAAGTGGCGCGAATTCCTGGCTGACTTGGATGAGTGGCAGGACGACGGCTGGGGCGTCCCTCACAAATACACCTGCAACTTCGAAGACGGATACATGTCGATTTACACCATCTCTGAAAAGCATTCGGGATCGGTCGGCATCGGCACCTCCGCGGGTGAGAGAGGGCGTGATGAGTGCACTCGCTAACCTGAGCCGAGCGGAGCGCCGGCACGCCGAGGCCTACATGAAGCGCGAAAATGCCAAATGGCCGGGCGCCCTCAAGGAGTGGCCTCGCGAGGAATGGCCCTCTCCGAACCCCAAAATCTCGCGTGTGTGGCGCAGCCGTGGCTTTCTGGTGCAGGAGCACCCAGCACCCGCCCCTGCCATCGTCCGCCTGTCGATTCTGCGCACTGCGCTGGAGGCGGGCGGCGGCTGGAAGCAGGACATCACATGGGAGGAACTGCAGCGGCTCAAGCGCGAGGCCGGATTCGGTGACTTTGAGGCCGTGGAGGTGTTCCCGCCTGACCGCGACGTGGTGAACGTCGCGAACATCCGGCACCTTTTTGTGCTCCCTGCGGGGCACCTTGAATTCGCTTGGAGGGCCACACCTTGACCGAATCCCTGTTCCTCTCGGAAGACGATCTGTTCGAGCTGACGGGCTACCGGCAGCCCACGAAGCAGGTCGCGCACCTTCGCAAGGAGCGCATCCCGTTCCACCAAAACCGCGCCGGCCGGCCGCGCGTGACCAAAGCGGTTCTGGAAGGGCGTAAAGTGGCCCCGGCGTCTCCAAATAGCAACAAACCCTCCTGGAGTCCCTCGTGGGCCGCAAGCGCAGCAAAAACCTGAATTTGCCGGACCTGATGAGGGCCCGGGTCAAGAACGGCACCACGTACTACAGCTACGACCTGGGCGGCAAGCCGCGCAAGGAAGTGCCCCTGGGCACCGACTATGTGCTGGCAGTGCAGAAGTGGGTGGAAATCCACGAGGCGGCACCGACGGTCCGAATCACGGTCGCATGGGCCATCGGGCAGTACCTAGCCAGCCCGCAGTTTGACGACGTAGGCGCCGGCACTCAGGCCGACTATCGGTTCGCCCTGGACAAGCTGCTCGCCAAATTCGGCGATGCCCCCATGGACGAGGTGAAGCCCTCGCACGTGACGATCTACATCGACCAGCGCAGCAAGGAGTCGAAGCACCGCGCCCTGCGTGAGAAGGCCGTCCTGTCGATGGTCTACACCTGGGCAATGGCGCGCGACTACTGCACGATCAACCCGGTGGCGGCGATTCGCACGAAGCGCCTGCCGGGCCGGAAGGACGTGGATATCACCGATGGCATGGTGGACGCGGTCTACGCCAAAGGAAGCCCTGCGCTGCGCGACTGCATGGACTTGGCCTACTTCACCGGCCAGCGCCCCGCCGACGTGCTCAAGATGGCCGAAACCGACGTGCGCGACGGCGTCCTCGCCTTCACCCAGGACAAGACCGGCAAGCAGATGCGGATCGCCGTGGTGGGCGGGCTCGCGAGCCTGGTCGAACGGATGCTCGCGCGCAAGCGCAAGTTCGCGGTGCGGTCGCTGGCCCTGCTGGTGGACGAGGAAGGGAAGCCGATGACCAAGGCGAAGCTGCGCAGCCGGTTCGAGGCAGCGCGCAACGCGGCCGGGCTGGATGGCCAGGCGTTCCAGTTCCGGGATCTGCGCCGCAAGGCCGCCGCCGATCTGCGCGACCAGGCGGGCAGTATCGAGGCGTCGCAGGCCCTACTCGGCCACTCCAGCGTGACCATGACCGAGCACTACACCGGCGGGCGAGCGCGGCGAGTAACGGCACTGCCGCGCAAGGGGTCTGGAGGCGGGTGAATCCTTCCCGCAAAAACTCCTATTCGCAAGCAAATAGGGATGCTCAATGGAGCAATTTTGCGGGAATCAAATCGGCCTCAAACCCGCATGAAACCTCAATTCCGCGCCAGATTCAGGTACTAGCGAGTAACATCGTGGAGGTTCGAGTCCTCTCCTGGGCACCAATCATAAAGGGCTTGCAAACGTGATGTTTGCAAGCCCTTTTCTTTTGCCTTATCAAGATGCAAAGCCTGCGAG